CCTGAACCTCCTCCACCTCCACCGTCCGCCTAACCTCCGGCGCAACCCAGGCCCTGCGGATCGCATGGCCCGGACGCCCATCAAGCGCCTCAACGGCCGCCTGCGCCGCCTCGACGCCAACGTCGAGAAGTCCATCTTCGGGTTCATCCCTCTCGACATCGAGTTCCTGGCCACCGACCCGCTCTGGTACGCCGACACCGAATCGACCGTCGAGATCCCCTCGGCTGGCTCACCGGCGGAGGCTTCGCCGCACCCGTCGTCGCCCCGATCTACGTCCAGGACGGCACCGTCGCCGCCAACCGGCCCGGCTGGGTCACCAACACGGGCACGGCCGACACCTGGCCGATCATCCGCATCACCGGCCCGTGCGCGCAGGTCACCATTACCCACGTCCCCACCGGCCGCACCCTCGCCTTCCCGCCCTCACCCTCACCGTAGGCCAGTGGATCGAGATCGACACCCGGCCCGGCTACCGCACCATCACCCGCGAGAACGGCGGCAACGCCCTCACCCTGCTGGCCCCGGCCTCCCGCATCGACCTGTTCTCCCTGCCGCCCGGCACCTCCGAGATGCGCTGGACCGCATTCGACAACACCAACACCGCCCGCATGCGCCTGACCTGGCGCGACGCCTACACCGCCCTCTGAGGAGACGCAAGCCATGACCCTTTACCCGGCGCCGATCCTCGTCAACGGAGCCACACATCCTGCCGAAGTGTTCCGAATGCTGGTCCGCGACCTATCCCTCGGATCCGAAGGCATCACACAAGGCGACGACCTCAAGGTCACGCAACTCTCCACACCCGGCGGCAGCGTCCAGATCTCCGACGGCTCCGGCATCGTTCGTGGCCGCGCGAACCCTTTCAGGGCTCCTACTCGGCCTGCAATGTCGGATCAGCCACAGTCACCATCGCTCCCACTGCTGGCAGCCCTCGCTCCGACATGGTCATCCTCCGCATCGAGGACCCCCAGTACGAGGGAACCCGCAATCCCGCCGTCGACCCGATCGCCTACTTCCAGGTCATCTCCAACGTCTCCTCGAGCGCGACGGCGATCCCCGACGGTCGCACCGGCATCCCTCTGGCACGCATCGACATCCCGGCCTCCACCGCGACCATCACCGACGCCATGATCAAGGACGTCCGGAAGGTCGCGAACCCTCGCCGCGAACGCACCTATGGACCCAGTCCCGGCGTCCCCCTCCACCGCCATCAGCGGCACCTCAGGCACCTACTCCTACTTCACGACCGCCGCCGGCTGGAACATCCCCATCCCTCCTGGGCCTCCGTTGCCAAGATCCGCTTCGATATCGGCGGTCTGCGCCTGTCGAGCGGAGCCGTCTACGGAGACATCTCCGCCACCTTCGGCGCCTCCCTCGCCATCCAGGCCGTCTCCGTCGACGACAGCCAGACCTCCGGCCGCCGCTACGCCCACCTGATGGGCGACACCCTCACCATCCCTCCGCCTACCGCGGCACCACCCAGCTCCTGCGCGCCCGCGGCCGGTGCTTCGTCGGTAACGCCGCGACGATGCTCGTCGACACCGGCTCCACCCTCATCGCCGACGTGACCTTCGAAGAGGCCCCCGGTGAGCGACCGCCGTGTCCTCACCCAGCACGTCCTGACCGGGGAGTGGCTCACCCACACCCTCCCTCTGCAGGACCTGGAGTACGGACCCGAGCTCAACGGGCCCGGATCCCTCACCGGTACCCTCACCCCGAAGCTGGCCTCCCAGTCCCTCCGCCTCGTCGACCCAGGCACCACCTGCCTGTACGTCGAGGAAGCCGGCCAGATCACCTGGGAGGCCTCATCTGGGACGCCCGCCCCCAAGGCAACGTCCTCCAGATCGAAGCCGCTTCCTGGTCGTCCTACCTCCACAAGCGCCACGACCTCCACGGAGAGCTCAACGGCCGCGGCCCTACAGCTACGCCGACCGCACCAAGGTCATGCGCGACATCTGGGCCTACGCCCAGTCCATCGCCGACGGTGACCTCGGCGTCATCGTCGACACCACCACCTCCGGCTCCACCATCGGCAGCCCCGCCGACACCTACCGCTTCAGTGCCTGGGAGACCCCGAACCTGGGCGAGCGGTTCGACCAACTCGCCGACGGCGACGCCACCCCGACTACACCTGCACCACCGAATGGAATGCGGCACGTACCGCTGTCGTGAAACGGATCCGGATCGGCTGGCCACGACTCGGAGCCCGCCGTACCGACATCAGCTTCGCCTCCGGCGTCAACGTCCTCGAGAACCCCACGATCGTCATGTCCGGTGACGACTACGCCCAGGTCGTCATCGCCTCCGGTCAGGGCGACGGCTCCGCCAAGCGCCGTCAGACCTCCGCGGTCCGCGACGGCCGGCTCCGCATGGAACACGTCCTGGACCTGCCCGACGTCAAAGCCAACGACGTCCTCGCCGCCCGTGCCGCCCGCGAACGCACCCGCCGGCAACGGATCGGGACCGTCGCCGAGGTCATCGTCCGCGACCACCCTGCCGCGCCCCTCGGGTCCTGGCAGGTCGGCGACGACATCTACACCCGCATCTACAACGCCTGGACCACCTACACCGGCTGGTGCCGCATCACCGGCTGGTCCATCCGCCCCGACGCCCCCGGCGGCCCCCAAGCCACCGTCCAACTCGCACCAGCCGACACCTACCAGTACGGAGGAACTGCATGACCGCCGACCTCGGCACCCGCATCACCCGCCTGGAGACCCGGATCTCCGCCGTCGAACGCGCATCCCGCCTCGGCTCCGCCGCCATCGACGGCACGGCCGTCGAAGTCCGCGACGACACCGGGTCCCTGCGGGCGCTCGTCGGCCAGCAGGGCGACGGCACCACCGCCGTCAACGTCGTCAACGGCCCCGTCCCGCCCGCGCCCAGCGCACCGCTCACCGCGTCCATCGTCGGAGGCATCGCAGCCGAATGGGACGGGCAGCTCACCGGCAGCAGTGTTGTCCCTCTGGACTTCGCCCGCGTCGAAGTCCACGCCTCCACCTCCTCCGGGTTCACGCCCAGCGCGGCCACCCTCGTCGGTACCGTCGAAACCCCTCAAGGCGCGATCGTGCCCATCCCCACCACCACACCGCTGTACGTACGGCTCGTCACCCGCACCACCTCCGGCACCGCCTCCGCCCCTCCGCGCAGAGCAGCCTGATCGCGCCCGCGCCGATCGTCGCCGACGACGTCGCCGACGGCATCATCACCGGCAGCAAACTCGCTGCCGACGCCATCGACGGACGGGTCATCACCGGCTCCACCCTGCGTACTGCTGCCAGCGGGCAACGCATCGTCATTGACGGCGCAACCGGCATCATCACTGGATACGACACCGACGGGAACGTTGTCTTCTCGGTCGCTCCCACCAACGGCTTCACCTCCTACGCTGCAGCTCCCCCGGCGGATACGCCACCACATCCCAGCTCTCCGCCGCACAACTCCAGCTATCAGTCACCATCCCCGGTGTAACCGTCATCCCTGCCAGCATCAACATCGGCGCCGGCACCTGGCCTTTCGGGAAAACCACGTCACCACAGAGATCCGCGGCGGTTTCACCCCCGGCTACAACGCCCCGTACATACGCCTCGGCTCCTCGTCACCCGACTTCTCCCAAGACCTAGAGATCAGCAGCGAAGACATGACCATCGCCCTGACCGGAGAACTCCAACTGTTCGCGCCCGGCTTCGCGATCAACACGGTCTCCCAGGGCCGTGGCCGTGTGGCTTTCAACGCGATCCAAGCCAACACCGCCACCACGACCACCACAGAGATCGCCGCCATCACTACCCCGACCATCACCTTCGCAGCAGGACGCGCCTACCGCATCTCCTACCACGGCCTGCTGCTCTCCTCCGTCGCCAACGACATCGTCCGCTGCCGCGTGTGGCGCAGCGCGATCGGAGGCAGCGGGATCTCCCTCGTCGACTCCATCAACGCCCACCAGATCCCCATCGCCAACCAGCAGGTTCTGATGGACATGACTCAGATCATCACCAACAGCACCGCATCGAACATCTCCTCAATCCTCATCGGCTCAGTCCTGCGGGCCTCCGGCACCGGAAACGTGCAGGTCATCGCCAACGCCAACAACCCCGCCTGGGTGGAAGTCGAGGACATCGGCGCCGCCACCGACTACCCATCCGCCCGCTTCCTCTAGCCCCACCCGAGCAGGGGATCAAACGACCGTTCGGCCTCTACGCTGGACACCAGGGCGACCCTCCGCCCTCAGCTCCACTCCCCGAGGGACCGCACCACGCAGGTGCGCGCCGACCACACCACCGGCATGGGGAACAGGAGCGCCCTCCATGACTGACTTCCACGTCGCAGTCGACCACCTCGACCGCGACACCCACACGGTCTCCACCACCTACCTCGGCACCGTCGACCAGGCCCACGTCGACGAAGTCCGGGCCATCGCCGAGCTCGAGACCACCGAACGCTGGGTCAAGGACCACCCGCGTCAGCCCGGCGCGTTCATGGTGCTGCGTGACGACGGTGATCTCGACGTCTACGTCCCCACCGACGCCCCCGACTTCACCGCCCGCACCCCCGACCTGGCGCCGAAAGACGGGCCCGCGACCGGCGGAGTCCTGGCCACGGGCACCATGGCCTCGGTCGGTGAGACAGCACCTGGGACAGCGCTCCCGGTACGCAAGACCGCAGCGCAGAAGAAGGCCGCGAAGAACGTCGCCACGACTCTCGTCGCCTTCGCCGCCTCCTCCTCTGACGGTCCGGCGTACATCGACGGCGTGGTCCGCTTCGGCGACCAGGTCATCGGCGGCGCCATGGACACCCCGGCAACCCGCCCCGCTTCACCTGGCACACCACCGAGTCCCCGGCCGGTTCAAGCTACTTCTACTCGGTCGCCGCCTACCTGATGAGGGTCGCGGCCGAGCCGCAGGTCATCTACGATCCGGTCTCCGACCTGATCGGACAGTTCGGGCCCCTGACCCAGTCCGGCCGTGCCCTCCGCAACGACGGCTCGCGCCGCACCAACCGCGAGGGCAAGGTCAACATCCAGGTCGAGGTCCTCGCCCGCGCCGCCTCCCCGTGGACGAACGGCTTCGACCCGGTGGACAAGCCGAACTTCCGCAAGCTCATCGCCGTCGGCCGTGCCCACGGCGTCCCCGACGACTGGCCCGCCGGCAAGCCCGTCGCCACGGCTTCCTCGTACACCGCGCGCGATCGCAACGTCTGGCAGAACGAGGGTGGCCACTACGGCCACTGCCAGGTTCCCGGAAACGATCATTGGGATCCGGGTGCCATCGACATCACGATCGTGCCCGGCGGGCAGTCCACCGGAGGCGGCAGCACCCCACCCAGCCGCCCACCAGCAGCACCCCGGCCCGCTATCAGGTCACCATCAATGGCCTGACCTATGGCTACGGCGCCGTCGGCGACCACGTCACCAAGGTCGGTCAGGCCCTGGTGTCTAAGGGTTTCGGCACCTACTACCAGTCCGGCCCCGGCCCGACCTGGTCCGACGCCGATACCCGCAACTACCAGACCTTCCAGCGGTCCCTCGGCTACACCGGTGACGCGGCCGACGGCGTACCGGGCGAGACCAGCCTGACCAGGCTCCTCGGCACCCCTCCCCAGCAAGACCACCACAGCACCCACAGCCGCCTACGAGCCGTACCCCGGCGCCGCGTTCTTCAGCCCCGGTCGCCGCTCCCCGATCATCACCGCCATGGGCCGCCGCCTCGTCGCCCTCGGCTGCTCCGCCTACGCCAAGGGCCCCGGCGAGCACTGGACCAATGCCGACCGGGAGTCCTACAAGCGTTGGCAGCGGAAGCTCGGCTACACCGGCAACGACGCCAACGGCATCCCCGGCAAGACGTCCTGGGACAAGCTCCGCGTCCCCAAGCAGCTCTAGCAGGAGCCCGCCATGGACGTGCCCCGAATCCTTCGCTCCAGCATCACCTGCGGCCTCGCCATCGGGCTCCTCGTCATCATCCTGACCGGCAGCCTCCTGCTCGCACTCGGCATCGCCGCCCTCATGGCGGCCGCCGTCGCGTTCGGCGGCCTCATCAGCGGCTGCGTCGCCCCTCACCACCACAAGGCTTCACCCTCCCGAGAGGACCTCACATGAAGACCCCCTGATCTTCGGCCGCGAGCCTGCTGCCTGGCTGGCCCTGGTCGCGATCATCGTCAAGCTCGCCGTCGCCTTCGGCTGGGACGCCTCCGCCGAGGTCCAGGCCAACGTCAACGCGGTCGCCGCCGCCGCGATGGGCATCCTCATCGCCGTCATCGTCCACGACGGTCTCGGCGCCGCACTGATCGGCCTCGCCCAGTCCGGCCTCGCTCTCTCCCTCGGCTACGGCCTGGGCTGGTCCGCCGAGAAGCAGGTCGCCGCCATGGCGCTCGTGACCATCGTCGTCGCCATGTGGGACCGCACCCAGGTCACCGCCCCTGTCCCCCGGAGCCCATCCCGGTCCGCGCGCAGAGCAACGTCTGACCCTTGCCTGATCCGAACTCCGGGGTGGAGCCGTCATGAACGATCTCTTCGGCCTGACCCCGACCGACCTGGGCATATCCGGCCTCCTGGCTTTAGTCGTCCTGCTCGTCCTCACCGGCCGGCTCGTGCCCCGCTCGACGCTGCAGGACATGAGAGACGAGAGGGACAAATGGCAGGCAGCCCACGACAGAGCGAGGCCGCCCGGCAGGCCGAGCGGGACCAGGTTACCGAGCTCCTCGAGCTCTCACGCGTCGCCGGACACGTCCTCTCCGCTCTCCCCAGGCCGAAGGAGGTGGAGGGTGGTGTGGATGTGGTTGAGACGTCTGATCGGTAGGGGTCGGCCGTCCGACGGGATGCGCGCTGCCACGGGCGCGCTCGCTCAAGCCGAGCGCGCCCACCTCGCTGCTAAAGCGCGGCGCCCTGAGGTCAAGGCCGTCGTCGCAGACCTGCGACGGGAGCGGGCAGAGAACCACTTCGCTGAACGGATCAAGGAAATCTATGAAGGGGTGCCCATGCGCAACCAGACCATTGACCAGTGGATCAACATGATCGCATCCGGGGCCGCAGCCCTCTCCTGCCTCGTCTTCGCCCTCGTCTACCACCAGCGGGCCACCTGGTGGCGCTCCGACATCGGCCGCAACGTCATGGGCTTCGCCGCGGTGGTCGGAGCCCTATGCCTGTACACGATCCTGATCACCCTGTGGCCCACCGGCTGCGTCGCCGTCATCCTTCGCGGGGCCCGCACCGTCATCGTCCTCGCCATCGCCGTCCTGATGCTCCAGCGCACCCTCCAGGTCATCCGCGCCCAGCGCCCCACCGACATCGCCCCACCCCGCAAGACCCCTGAGGAGACCGTCATGCCGTTCCCGACCGGGGTACCGACCGTCCTCGTGCACTACCGGGCCTCAGCCCCGCCGGTGGTGGCCCCGCGGTCGGGACGATGCAGTTCGCCCCGATCCCGCAGGTCATCAACCTGCCGGAGTTCGGGGTGGCATTCACCGGCGCCGGCACGTACCGCTTCGACAGCGAAGGCCGTCTCGTCGACGCAGAGGGCAACGTCGGCGTTCGTCTTCTACCGCGCGACGTCCCCGGCGCCAACCCGACCGACTGGGTATGGCTGGTCACCACGAACATCGTGGGCGCCGCCCCTCGCAGCTTCTACATGAGCCTGTCGGTCCAGCAAGACGAAGTCGACCTCGCAGAGATCGACCAGGCCGACGCCAGCCGCGCCCACTACGTGGCCGTACCCGGGCCACAGGGCGACCAGGGACCTCCGGCGTGCAAGGTCTACCCGGTCTCGACGGAGCGCCCGGAGAACCTGGAGCGAAGGGAGACCAAGGAGAACCGGGCGCTCCCGGCCTGCCTGGTGCACCCGGAGAGGACGGCGCACCGGGAGCGCCAGGGGAGTCCGCCTACCAGCTCGCTGTCGACAATGGGTTCGCCGGTACCGAGACGCAATGGCTGGTCTCCCTCCGCGGGCCTCAGGGCGAGCAGGGCATCCCTGGAGCACCAGGTAGCCAGGGTGAGCCTGGAGAGTCCGCCTACCAGGCCGCCGTCAGTAACGGGTTCGCCGGCACAGAGCAGCAGTGGCTCGCCTCGCTTCAGGGGCCGCAGGGCGAACCGGGCGACGCTGGCCCTGCCGGCTCACCGGGCACTCCCGGATCGCCTGGCGCCCCAGGGGCTCCGGGCGAGTCCGCCTACGAAGTGGCCGTAGCCGAAGGCTTTGTCGGGACGGAGACAGCCTGGCTGGCTTCCTGGTCGGGCCCTCGGGCCCGGAAGGCCCCGAGGGGCAGAAAGGCGACAAGGGCGATCCTGGTGACCCGGCCACCAACCTAGTCACCTCCGTCAACGGGCTGCAGGGCGCCGTCGTCCTTAACGCGTCTGCGGTGGGAGCCGATCCGGCAGGATCCGCAGCCGCCGCTCAGGCCGCGGCCGCGAGCGACGCGACCGCTAAGGTCGGGGTACACAACGCCGATACGACGGACGTGCACGGCATTCCCGACACCGCCCAGCTCGTCGTCACCACCGACGCCCGGCTCACGAACTCGAGAACCCCTACCGCGCACGCCGCCACCCACGCCTCCGGCGGCAGCGACCAGATCACCCCTGCCGCGATCGGCGCCTACCCGGCCACCGACGGCAACACCCTCAACACGTACGTCACTGACCTGCAGACCCGGGTCGGCGGCACTCCCTACGGTCTGGAATCCAGGGCTACAGCCGTGGAGGGCCGGGCCACCAGTCTGGAAACCCGCGCGACGACCCTGGAAGGCCGAGCCACCACCGTCGAGGGCCGGGCGACGAGTCTGGAGGGCCGTGCCACCACGCTGGAGGGGTCGGTCGCTGGCAAGCTGGACAAGGTCGGCGGCACCCTCACGGGCGGCATCACTGTCAACGCCGGCACCGCAGAAACGCGGGAACCACCGCGGCGTTCGGCAGCGGAGTCGGCGGCCAGGTCTTCGACATGTGGCGTGGCGCCATCGACGGTACCCAGACATACGGGATCGGTACCGCCGCACGAGACACGACATGGGGCCGGCGAGGTGTCGCCCAGATCGGGACCCCCGACTCCGACGTCATCATCGGCCTCGCGGGCAAGGGTCTGCGTATCAAGGAGGGCACCGGCGCGAAGATGGGCGTGGCGACCCTCGCCGCAGGCACGGTGACCGTTGCGAACACGTCGGTCACCGCCACCAGCCGGATCCTGCTCACGTGCCAGACCCCGGGCGGCACTCCGGGGTTCCTCTACGTCTCCGCGCGGACCGCGGGCACCGGATTCACGATCACCAGCTCGAGCTCGTCCGACACGTCAGTCGTGGCCTGGCTGATCTTCGAACCTGCCTGACAGGCACCCCTCGATGTCCGGAGTTTCTGCACATTAAATAAGGGGTGCCAGCAGGTCAGAGCCCTACGGGGCCACGCGCCCGTTCTTGTTGAAGGCGGCGTGGGTCAGCGACATCAGCCGGGCCCAGTGCTCCTCCATCTTCTCGCCGACCATCTCGATCTCCCGCTGCGGGAAGGACGGGACGGCGGCCAGCTCGTGCTGGGTGCGCAGGCCGAGGAAGTGCATGAGCGAGCGCGCGTTGCAGGTGGCGTACATCGAGGAGAAGAGGCCGACCGGGAGGACCGAACGGGCGACCTCGCGGGCGACGCCGGCGGCCAGCATCTCCTGGTACGTCTCGTACGCCTGCCGGTACGAGTCCTCCATCGTGCGGCTCACCAGGTCGTGCTGCTCCCGGGTGCCCTCGACGAAGACGTACTTGCCGGGGCGGCCCTCCTGGACGAGCTTGCGGGAGGCGTCGGGGACGTAGAAGACCGGCTGGAGCTCCCTGTAACGGCCCGACTCCTCGTTGTACGACCAGCCCACGCGGTGCCGCATGAACTCGCGGAACACGAAGATCGGGGCGCTGATGAAGAAGGTCATCGAGTTGTGCTCGAACGGGCTGCCGTGGCGGTCCCGCATCAAGAAGTTGATGAGGCCCTTCGAGCGCTCGGGCTCGTCATAGACGTTCTCGAAGGACTGCTCGCCCTGGGTGGAGACCCGGGCGGCCCACAGGACGTCGGAATCGGCCGCCGCGCTCTTGACCAGGTCGACGGTGACGTCGGAACGGAACTGGATGTCGGTCATGGTGACCTCGCTGAGAGGAAGGGGATGAGACTTCCAGCGTGGCAGTGGCCAGGGCGTTTAATCCCCCCCGCCAGAGGCTGAATTGGCTCATTTGTCTGCGTGAGGGCTGTTCCGCTTGCCCCACATAGACAGGGCCTCCTACAGTGAGATCACGTTCCGGCTTATGGCTGGCAGCAAGCAATGAGGTTCGTCCGGCTGTCTCCCTGTTGGCGCAGGGCCGCACGAGCCTCGTTGTGTTTCCTGGCTTAGTCCCGGGGACCGATTCACGACTGGCGTGCCACAGTGAAGCATGGCCCCTTCCAGAACAGCTCTCCCGCCCCTTTCAGCTCCACCTGTTCGCCGGCGGCATCCTGCACGGCGTCCAGTTCCCCTCTGGGCACGTAGCCGTCGAGGACACCGCCCGGGACAAGGTCGTCACGGCTATGGCCCTCGGGCAGCTCTTCGCCGACGGGTACGACGGTGTGGTCATGTGGTCCGAGGACGTCCAGCGTGCTGAGCGCCGGAAGGAGCTGGAGGGGCTTACCGACGCCGAGCTCCATGCACGCTGCGCTCATCCGGACTGGGAGTACACCCTGACCGAAGGTCCCCGGAAGCAGTGGGACTACTCGGACGAGCCGCCTTACGGCGATGACGGCAAGCCGGACACCACGTGGGAACGCAACGTCGACATGGGCGACCGTGGTTGGGAGCGGTTCGACTACACCGAGGAGTCGTACTGGCGCCGCCTCAAGCAGGGGAAGCCGCAGTGAGGCTCTGGCCCTGGCGCCGCCGAGACGTTCCTCCGCCAGGGCCGCGCTCCAATCCAACCCGCATCGCGGTCCTGGAGCACGACCTCTTCGGCATCAAGCCCCAGCCGGGTACTGCGGCAGCCCTGTCGATCGCCATGCGAGGAGCGGGCACCTGCCTGCAGCACGACCCGATCGACACTACGGAACTCGGTCACCCGCGGCCTACGGGGATGTGCCAGCGGTGCGGTGTCGGGATGCTCCTAGACGAGACCGGAAAGTGGACGGTGCCGTAAGGGTGTGGCCCCAGACGGTTCTGGGGCCACACAGGTCCTAGAACCCGGCGTTCCTGCCGGGGGCGTGCATGCTCCGTCGGAGCTGGTCCATTACGGCCTGCGGCTTGCCATGGGGGCGTTCTCCTCCTCGATGTCTATGTCGCCGATGCCGGCCTTGTAGATCAGGTGCTGAGCGCAGAGGGCGGTGCCCTCCCAGAGCGTGGCCGCACGGTTCCACCCGGCCTCGCGGATACATTCGGCGCACCAGCCGAGAGGCGGGACCGGGCGGGGATCTTCGTTCGTCTGTGTCATGGCGGCAACGGTAGTGGTGCTCGCCGACAGTCCGTTCGGCACTACCCTGACACGCAGATGGTCCAGCCCGCTTTCCTCGGGCTGGACCATCATCGCGTTCAGACGCGGGCGAGACGATCTCGTCGTCTTCGGTGAGTCGGCGCCAGAAGGTGCCTTCGGATTCGTGGACGGTGGTGGTCGCTTCGACCGCGTCGTCCGTCTCCAGAATCAGCTCCCAGTCCGATTCGGTCGGGTACGCCTTACTGGTGCCGAGCACGCGATAGAGCGGCATGATCGCGTCCTTCACTTCTCGACAGCAGGTGAGGGCTGTACCGCCTCGTCGAGTCCAGCCACATGCGCAATCTCGCGCTTTCCGTCCAGTCGGGCGGCCCGTTCCAGCAGGGCTCCGGCCGCCTGCACGATCCGGGACGCATCGCCCCCGAGGCTGCTGGAGCCGGTAGCAGACCTTGCGAGCTGAAGGGCCATCTCGCTCAGCCTCTCGGCCTCTTGCGCAACGCGGCGGGCTTCGTCGGCAAGCTGGTTCTGCACGATCCGGCAGGAGAGATCATCAACGTCAGGCATGACAGGCTCCCCTCACTTTTCGGTGGTGCGGTTGGCGGCCTTCTGCTGGTCCCGCCACGCGATGCGCAGGTCTCGCATGTCGTCGCAGAGACGATCGTAGTTCGTTTTGGCACGGATGTAGGCCTGTCGGGCGGACTCGGCGTCCTCCTCCAGGCGCCGCATCTGCGCCTCGTATTCGTGCTGGTCGGCAGGAGAGTGCTACTCATGGTCGGTGTCCTCACTTCTCGGTGGCGCGGTACGGAGCGTCCTGCTTGGCCCGGATGCGGGCTTCAACGATCAAGTCGGCCAGACGGTTCACCAGCCCCGGAGCGGGCTCGGGAAGTTCTGCGTTCACCACGGTCGCAAGTCGGTCGCGCATCGTGGTGCCGAGCTGAGCAGCTGCGCCTCTCGCTCTGCTCGGTCCATGAGATCGGCCAGATGCGGCTGGGCAGCATTTAGGGCTGCGATCGTCCGACGCCGCGCTTCTTCCGCGCTGACTCCCGGGGAAGGCCCGGCCACGCGGCTTGCACGGCGGCATCGATGATCGACGCAGGAGAGCGCTGGCCTGGGATCCGACCGGGACGATGGCGGCGACCCGCCTCCCGTTCCGGGTCAGGTAGCTGATGGTCCCGCCGTAGTGGGCTTGGTTGGCGAGGTCTCCGAGTTGAGGGCGGGCCGTCTCGATGCCTACCTCTTGATGACTACTCATGAACAAACCTTAAGCTCCTTAAGGTAGTGATCGCCAGAGGTTTGCGTAATCGTTCCGAGGTGCTTGAGCGCAGAATCGCTCCTGACGAAGAATCTGACGGGCCGTCATGCACGATAAGCTCACATATCACCCACCCACCTCTGTCCGCTGGGGGATCGATCGGTCTAGCTCCAGATAATGTTCCTTCTATGGAGCCAGAAGAAGCCGAGGAAATGTTCGGGCCCTCCGCCGCCAAGCTGATGGTCTTCTTGAACGACCGGTTTGCCGAGCGCCGGGCAAGAGCGCACAGCTTGCCGCTGGAGGAGGCCCAGATCGCCATGGCGGAGGTCGACGCGGTACAGAGCATCCTCAACGAGGTGTTCCCCAAGGCGTACGACCTGTCGTACGGTGCCGGATTCGACGACGCGGCGATGGCCTCATGGGACGTGGCCTGCCGACTTGCGGTCCCCTACGACACGCATCCGGACTACAAGGAGGAGTGGCGGCCATGATCATGGAGCTGGTGCACGACGACCGCGTCCTAGAGATCGAGACCGAACGCATCGAGGTCAGCACGAACCTGCCTCAGCCTGACCCACGGTGGGCCTACACCGACAACGCACTCCACCATCACCGCGCGGAACGCGAGGCCAAGAACAGGCGCGTGCGCTATCCCACGCTGGTCCGGCGCGAGAGCGAACCGTACTGGTGCGACGACTGCCGTGACGAGCACACCGACACCTGGTTCGAATGTCCCCTGTGCGGCGAGAAGATCAAGCCGGGCACGTTCATCGACCCCTCTCCGCGGTACATCAACGGCCTCACCAGCTACCTCCTGAGCGGCGAACCGATTCCCGCAGAGGAAGGCGAAGCCCTCTTCACCGAGTTCATGGCCGTGACCGAGGAACAGATCCGGCGAGTGGTGGGCCGTCTGGTGCGCGACGAGGAAGAGTCGCAGTGAACGATGAAGTGGTGGACGGGGAACTGGTCGAGGACGATCGGCTCCACGTTGTACGGCATGACACGGCCCTTATCCGGCCGGACGCTGCCGATGACCCGGACGCCTGGCTCCCGGACGAGGTGCGGGAGGACATCGAGGCCGGTATCGCCGACTCCACCGACAAGGCCTACAAGCGGGACTTCGCCGAGTACGTCGCCTGGTGTCAGACCGTGGGTCGTAGAGCTGTCCCGGCAGCGCCGCAGACGGTGTCGCACTACATCTCTCATCTGACGCGTACTCCTCGGGAGCGCACGGGCCGGCCGTACAGTCCGTCCACGATGGAGCGGGTCATCGCGTCCATCCGGACCATGCACAGCGCGGCCGGGGTCCAGCCGCCGGAGACAAAGGGAGCCCGGAAGGTCGTTGCCGGGTACCGGCGCCGGCTGTCGGAGGCGGATGCCGGGCATGCCCGGGCACGCAAGACGTCGCCTGCCGTACCCGCAGTGTTGAAGAAGGCGCTGTCCGTCGTCGACCGGGCGACGTTGAAGGGCAAGCGGGATGCGGCGATTCTCCTTCTGGGGTTCGCCTGCGCGGCGCGTGCGGTTGAGCTGACGCTGCTGAACGTCGGGTCCGTCACCGAGCCTGCGGAGGTCGAGGGCGTCGGAGTCCGGGTGCGGATCTACCGCAAGAAGATCAAAGAGTGGCAGAACGTCACGGTCAAGTACGGGTCGCAGCCGGAGACCTGCCCGGTCCGCGCCGTCCGTACTTATCTGGACGCGCTCGCCGTGGAGGGGCACACGAGCGGGCCGTTGTTCGTGCGCGTCGACCGCTGGGGCTACCTTGCCCCGCCGAGCTACCGGGGTGGCGAGCAGGTCGGTGACCCTGATGGCCGCCTGACCACCGATGCGATCTCCGATGTCGTCGAGCTGTCCATGGCCGCTGTCGGCATGAGCGGCCGGTGGCGCTCGCACTCCCTGCGCCGAGGGTTCGCCACTGCGGCGCTCCTGGCGAAAGCCGACCCCATCCATACGAGTCGGCATGGAGGATGGGCCGACGGGTCGAAGGCCTTCCAGGGGTATGTAGAGGAAGCCGACGGGCTGGATGAGCGAAACCCGCTCACGGGGATCGGCCTGTAGGAGGTTCAGGGTGGACAGTCGGCAGTACAGCGCGGCATCGGTGCGTCAGCTCGCGCAGGTCGTCACCCGCGTCGCGCCGCGGGACAGAGAGCGGTGGGAGTCGCGGGAGCCGATCCGGTCGGGTGGGGGTGTGCTGCTGCCGGTGTCGCGGCCGCGCGCGGACCAGTTGTGGATGGTCGTGGGCATGTGGGACCGGGCGATGGCGTGGGAGGAGTTCCCGCGCATGTGCCGCCTCGAAGCCCGCCGGTTGTTCACCGGGCCGGTGCTGGGCCGGTTCTGGGAGTTGGCGGTGGCCGGGGAGTTGCGGGCGCGGCCGGAGGATGTGGGCCGGGCGTTGCCGTTGGCGTCGCAGCGGATCGTGCGGGATGTGCTGGGGATCCTCGCGGACCTGGTGGTGCCGGGCAAGCGGGTACCACTGCCGGTGGTGGATCAGCCGACGCTGAGACCGGTGGTGCCGGCGCGGGATAGGGCGGCGCTGTATCGGGGCCTGGCGGACATGGCCGCGGCCGGACCGGGCGCGGGGACGGGCTGGGGTTGTCGGGTGAGGCGCGGGCCCGGCTGCTGGCGATGGTCGGGATCGTGCTGGACTCCGGCGCCCGGTCGGGTGAGCTGTGTGCGCTGCGCCTGGAGGACCTGGCGGGCGATGCGGTGGCGGTGGGGTTGCGGCGGCGGCCGCAGCGGGCGTCGCCGATCCGGGACGAGGAGATCGCCGCGCTGGCGCAGGTGCATCCGGCGTCGGTGCGGGAGATTCGGCTGGGCCGGCTGGAGCAGCGGTCGGAGGCCACACGGCAGAGGGTGCTGGCGGCGATGGCGGAGCTGGAGCCGTTGCCGGAGGTGGAGTGGCACCGGCTGCGGGAGGGCACGCGGGTGGCGGTGCGACGGTGGCTGCGGGTCCGGCAGGCAGTGTTGGAGGCGTTGCCGTTGGAGGGTGGCCGGTCGGCGTTGTGGGTGACGCTGGCGGCGTCGACGGCTGGCCCGCCGGGGGTGACTCTGCGGCAGAACGGCCTGGAGCGGGCGTACACGAAGGGCGTTGCGGCCCTCAATACGGTGATGGCGGGGCAGTACGGGTGGGCGCCGTTGCCGACACGGATGGAGCAGTTGCGGCGTGCGGTCGAGGCCGAGCCGCTGTCTGAGGAGGCGGTGCGGGGCCTGGTTGCGGGGTAGGTCTGGCGCTTTGGTGAGCTGTTCGGCTACGCTGCGCGTGCGCAATCCATATGACCTGAAAGGCCACCACCCGAGGTTCGGGGCGGTGGCCTTTGTCGTGTCCGGGGTCAGGAGGTCGCTACTACGGCCTCGGGGAACATCGGTACAGCGGTTAACGCTAAGCCGGTGATCACGGTCCGGCCGATGCTGGCCCGGGAACATCGGTACAGCCGTTTACTACCGTGCAGGAGAGGAGAGGACCTCCGCTCCGCAGGTCTGGCACCAGAACTCGTCGGTCTCGTCGCCCGTTGAGATCTTCCGGCCGTCGGTCCAGGGCGCGACGCGGCTGCACTGCGGGCACTCGTACAGCGTGGCCCAGTCGGCGAGGCCGTTGCGGTTGTCCAGTGCGGCGATGGCGGCCTCGTGGTCGAGCAGGACGGGGTAGGAGAGGGTGTCACGGTTCATCGGGCCGACGATTCCTGCGGCAAACAGTTCGGTGAGGAGTGCTTGCGCGGTCTTGAAGCTGATGAAGGTGTCGTGATCCTGGTGGATTCGGCGGGCCAGCATGGACGGTGAGCCGTGGTGGGTCTCGATCACCAGCGTGGCGGCGATGCGGAGCAGGTCCACGGTGCGGGTTCCTGGCATGGGGTCTCCTATGCGACGAGGTCAGTGTCAGTCTGGGTGAGCTTGCGGCGGGGGCGATAGTCGGCGTCGTCCTGGTCGCGGGCGAGTTCGTGAAGAACAGGGCCTGGGCGTCGGTGGTCGGGGCGGGTGCGGGGCGTTCGTAGGTGGTGGGCTCGGGGCGGGTGAGGGTGTAGCCGATGCGGTGGAGGGTGTAGGTGAGGATGCGGTCGACGCGGACGGTGCGCGTCTCGCCGCTCTGGCGGTCCATGGCCTCGATGACGATGTGGCCGTCGCGGGTGGTGCGGATCTCGTAGATCTCCAGGGTGCGGATGTCCTGGACGAGGTGGCCGGTCTTCTTGCCGGCGGTGTTCTTCTCCTCCTTGAGGCAGGTGATGGTGGCGGCGTGCTGGCGGTCGAGGGCCTTGTAGAGGTCGGTGAGGGTGTGGTGCTGGGTCTGGCGGTTGGTGTGCTTCATGGTGGCCCCGGCTGTCGTGACGTGACGCCAGGTTAGCCCTTATGTGTTGCGCACGCAACAGGAAAGTCTTACTGTGGGCTTCAGGGATTGATCCCCACCTAAGCCGCACCCTGTTGCAGGCGTACCAGATAAGAAGGAGACTGGAATGCCTTACGCACGCAACCGCCCGCCGACAGCCCCCAGTGGCCGGCCCTCGAAGGGACCCCGACCAGTGACCTCCGCCTCCACCAAGCTCCTCAGCAACCTCCGAGCCGCCTCCACCCACCTTCGCGCCACCGACGCCGACGAGCTCGCCAACACCGTGGACGACCTGCTCACCCCCAACGGGTGGAGGAACCTGCGCACCGCAGTCGAGGCCGACGCGATGGGCAGGCAGCTCACCGAAATGGCGGACCTCAAGAAGCGCCTGGCCCAGTTCGGCACCCAGAAGGGGTACTCGCCCTTCTCCGGCGGCGACAGCTTCTCCATCAGCATCGGCAAGGTCGCCCACGACAGGTACAAGCGCAAGTGGGCAAGAGCGACAGCTCCTCCACGACTGATGTCATCGACGCCATGACGGCGTTCATCACCGGCGAGTTCTCCCCGGCCGACTACCCGCGCCGCGCCAAGGGGACCGGGGCCGCCACCTACATCAACCTGCGGATGACCGACGAGTTCAAGCAGCTCTTCGACGACGCTGCGAAGCTGCGTGAGGCCGAACTCGGCTACGTCACGACCATCGGGCACGTCGTGAAGGCGTACCTCGCCGAGAAGTACGACAAGCCGGCCGAGTAGCCGGGCCTGTGGCATACGGGCCTGGACGCCGACAACCGGGCCCTACCGCCGCCGTATCACCGATAACCCCATAGGAGATCTCATGGCCCCGGCCACCGAGGCCCCCGCCGCAGTGGCGGAGGGCTCGACCAGCACGTCCCGAACCAGCTTCTCGACCGTCTTGAAGACTTGCTGCAGAGGCTGACCGCTGCCGATGCGGAGCTCTACACACGGGAAGAACGGATCGCTGCACTGCACAAGCTGCGCGAGCCATTCGCCCCGCAGGAAGTCCGATACCGGCCCCAACCGTGGTGCAAGAAGTGCAGCCAGGCTCAGGGCTGGCCGAAGGTCTGCGAGCACCACCACGAGATCAAGTGCCAGCGGTGCGGTGGGCAGAAGATCACCGATGCGCACATCTGCCTGAAGTACATCGGCCACGCCGAAGCCACCAACCGGCTTCTGAACGTTGACCCGTTCTGGAACTGGGAGCCGCTCTCCCTCGACCAACTGGGTCTGCCGCAGTACGACGGCAACCGTGGCATGTGGATTCGGCTCACGGTGTGTGGAGTGACTCGCATCGGCTATGGCGACGCTACCGGCAAGGACGGCGCCAACGCCGTCAAGGAGATCATCGGCGATGCCATCCGCAACGCCGGCATGCGGTTCGGGATGGCATTGAACCTCTGGACGAGTTCAGACCTGGAGATCCTGGAACCCGGCGTACCTCTCGCCCCTGAACTCGCCGCCGAACTAGGACGCACCAACGACGCCCCCGCCATCAAGTCTGCTCCCCAGCCGGTAGCTCAGGAGACCGGAGGGCAGGCCGACTTTGACCGCATCGTCGGCCAGCTTCCTCGGTCCTGGGAGAGTGCTGTTGCCTTGAAGCAGATCAAGGCCGACGCGGAGAAGCACCACGTCTTCGATAGGAAGGCCCAGGGCCCGGACGGCACATGGATGCCTCTGCGCACGCTGGTGACCGTACGGATCGCCGAGCTGCAGCAGGCCGCCCAGGAACGTAACGCCGCCGCCTGACCCCTATCCCGCGCCCACGGCGGGGCCCACCTCACCCTCTGGAGGTCCCGCCGTGACCGACTTCGTGCTGCCCACCCTCGCCGCTCTCATCGGTGTCCTTGCCGGGTACGGCGCCACCACCCTCTACCACCGGCGCCGTGCCCGAGACCAGGACACCGACGTCCGTCTCCTACGCGGCCGGGACACCGACCGCATCAACGCCCTGCGCAGCCGCCTCGCCGAGAAGGAGGCAGCGCAGGGCGTCCCCGCATCCGCGACCGACACCATCGACGCCGCCTACGCCCGTCTCACCGCCCGATCCCAGGAAGGGGCCCCACCCCGTGACCACCACGACCACCGCCAGCAGCAAGGACGCCTACGAGGCGTTCAGCGAGCACCGCCACTACCACTACCGCGGGTGCGCCCCGACCCCGACCGGCCCCAGTACGCGGCCGCCGACGACACCCTGCCCCTGGACGCGTGGGGCGGATCGACCGAGGACGACCTGCCGTCCACGAAGCGTCTGGGATGGCAGCGGCGGGCGATAGCGATCTGCGGGCGGTGCCCGGTCCTCGCCCTGTGCCGCACCTACGCCAACAGTGAGTTGCCCGGCGGGGGCCTGGCGGAGCCGGACGGTGTCCAGGGCGGCCAGACCTCCCTGGAGCGGCACCGGGCACTCATCCAGCGCCGCAAGGCGACACCCCGCCGGTGGTGCTGGGGCCGTCTGCTCAGCAGATCGGCGACCAGGTCCGCGAGGCGCGACTGTCGAAGGGGTGGGCGCGGAAGGCCGCGGTGCTGCGGCAGCTCGCGTGGGAGACGGACGCCGAGCTGATCGCCTACCGCGCCGGCATGGACCTGCGGACCTCCAACTGGCACCGGGCCGCCCTCTGCACCTTGTTCGGCCTGGACAAGGAGACCGCGTCCCGACAGCAGCTCCTGGACGCCGCGATCCGCTACCGAGTCCTGCCCGCGCGGACACGCATCGTGCCGGACGGGCCCTGGCCGATCGCCGCCGCCCCCAACACGGACGGCTCGCGTCAGCGGCGTCTCGCCCCGAAACGGCCGACGCAGCTCACCCTCCCTGCCCTGCCCGACCCGCCCCGCACCACGCTCGCCCGGGCCCGCCCTGTCGCTGCCAGACCGGCACGGCACCTGACGCTCGTCCGTCCCTCGGCTCCCCAGCCGGTCCAGCTCCTCCTGCCCGTCCTCACTCTGGAGACCCGAGCCGCATGACCCACCCCACCAACCCCGCCCCGCCGACATCGTGGCTGTCGACCAGGCCCTGGCCGAACAGGCCGCCAGCCACGGCGAATACCTCGCCGGCCTCACCGCCCGCGCCATGCTCGACGTCGTCGGCCAGCCCACCAAACTCCCCACCCTCCTCTTCCCCGACCTTCCCCGGCCGACGTCGACCGCGTCTGGAAGCAAGCCCTCGCGGTCGGCTACCGCCTCGGCCGAATCGTAGAGAACCCCCAATGGGACGAGGCCGGCATCCGACGCCTGAAAACTGCCCTCAACAACGCCGGGTACCGCAGATGGCCCGCCAGGTCGACCGCTCCCAAGCCGTCGTCCACCCCGCCGACACCACCACCGCCCGAGGAGACCAGTGAGCAGGGGCCGCGGCCGCCCCGCCCTGCCCTCACCGTTCACCCCCACCGTCCAGAAGCGCTACCTCGACGAGATCACCACCGGCGCCCGCTTGGAAGACGCCGCCAGCACCGTCGGAGTCCACCGCAACGTCCCCGCCCGCCACGCCCGCACCGACACCGCCTTCGCGAAGGCCTTTGAGGAAGCGAAAGCCCGCGGGCGGGAAGCACGCCGAGCCAACGGCCCCACAACGCCAGCCGCTACCGGTACTACGGCTGTCACTGCCCGGACTGCCGCAAGGACCACGCCGCCAAGCGGAAGGACCGGCGGCACCGGGCCGACGACCGGGCAGCCGAGGGGCGGGTCATCGACCTCGGCAGCGGCCGGGATTCTCCCTCTTCCTTTTGCTGCCGCTTCCGTCTTCTGGCCGAGCGGCCTGACCTGCTGGCACTCCTTATTTAGTGTGCAGAAACTCCGGACATCGGTGGTGGACCGTACGCATGTCCGATGACCTGGCTATCTGATGACTAGTCGGCTCGTACGACACAGCCGAACCGAATGCGCGAGAGAGGTAGCACTGTGCCGAGCCCAGGAGATAGGCTGCGCCTGGCGCCAGACGACCACTCAGATATGAGTCGGCCCGAGACGCCCGCCGGCCGGAGTCCTGAAAGGATGAAGGCCCGCTGTAGTCCTCGGTGCTACCAACACCGAAGGAGCGGGGCCGTGGTCGACACACAACGCGAGAAGGTGCCGGCCTTGTCGGCACGCCGCCAGAGAGAAAGGCAGTACCGACGTGGGCCAGAGTAGCCGCCCTCCCTGGGCGTCGACCAGTGGGACCCAGCGCACCGCCGTGAAGATCACACCGGCGAGCAGCGCGGGTCACACCACTCCTACTACCACCACGCGATGACCGGCCAAGGCGACGATGTTGCCTCACGGCTGACCGCTGGCGCACGCGTGCGCATCGTCATCGAGGCCACCGTGGAGTCCCTAGGGCACCGCGAGCTCGAGCTGACTGGCGGAACCCGCATCGACTACACCGAACTCTCCGGCCTTGGCATGACCATCCTTGAGAACGGATGGCAGCCCGGTGATGTCGTAGAGGACGGATACGGCCCCCTCATGCGCGTAGCGCGTGAGGACGGCGTGCATCTCTGGCAGCGCGTTAACGGCGGCCGCGTGGTGTACGACGACGAGACCAGCCTCGCCTCGCTTCGAGTGATCTCCCGAGCTGGCGATGGCAAGCAGACCGCACCTAGTGAGGACGATCAGATGACGTAGCGCTCTCGGGCGGGAGGTCCGTGGGCCCCTTGGCGGGGCTCATCCTCTACCGCCGGCCGCTTGGTGTTGGCGCACCGTGCGCGGCCACTTCCTACGGCTCGGATATGGCGTCCGAGCTAAGGCCCGAACCTCGTGACCCGTTTGGCGACGGATCAAGCGTTCGAGCGACTTCAGGTTCTTCCGGAACCCAGCCCCACCGAAACGGGGCTTTTGCATTCCCAGGTCCAACCAGGAAGGCAGGTACATAGTGCAGCACGCGCATACCTCTTGTCAGCTTGAGCGCGCCTCAAAGTGCGTTTCGCGGCTTATCTCCCCCAGTCGGATGGCACTCAGGGCCAGCAGACCCCCGCCCTCGTGGCCTTCCGTGTCACCGAGGCCGATCAGTGGATCGACACCACCACCGGCCGGATCGCCCCCGAGGCCTACTCCTGGATGCAGGCCGTCCACTGGATCGCCGGTTGCGGCCTGTACGACCAAGAACCCGGACACGGCCCGAAGTGGGGCCCGACGACCGTCGCCATCGCCCAGGAGATCGCGGCGCTCACCGAGTGCCGGCCGAGCATCGACTACCTCGCGCGGAAGCTCGGCGTCTCCGAGCGGACCGTGCAGTACCACCTGGCGCACCTGCGGGCCGCCGGGCTCCTCGTCTACCGCTCCAAGGGCACCCGTCTCGCGGGCCGGGTCCGTCTCGCGTCGGTGTACGAGCGAGTCATCCCCGCCCAGTTCGATCAGGCCCTCGGGATCCGGACCGTGCTGCGCGACGAGACCGCCCCACCTACACGCGGACCGCAGTCGGGATCGCCGAGGCGGGCCGCAGCGTCATCGGAGACCTCGCCCGCAAGGCCACCCGCAAGATCCGGAAGAAGCGGACAAAGCAGGGTGTGTATAAGCCTGTGGACAGCAAGGCGCGTTGCACCCCAATGGAGGGTGGTTCCTCTACGTCTTCTTCTGCGGCTGGTACTTATCCCCCTGAGAGCAAGCTCGCAAGCGGGCAGAGCGAGTCGGACACCAAGAGGAGGAGCAGGGCGAAGACCGGTGGGCGGAAGACGAAGGGCCGCCGCAAGCTGAACGTCATCGGCCGCCGCTACCAGCTCGGCCGGGAGCTCACCAGCAGGTGGAGTGGCTGCGCGGCTGCTCGGTGCCCCGCATCGCCTGGGTGGCCCGGGAGCTCGCCGACGCCGGATGGACGGTGACCGAGGTCCTGGCGTGGCTGCACCTGCGCGGCACCGCCCAGCGGGTCCACCGCAGCTCCGGCCTGCTCGCCGTCCTGCTCACGAACGCTGAGAACGTCCTCGACACCCCGGCCAAGCGCGCCGACGCCGTCGCCCAGTGGCGTGGTGCCCAGGAAGCCCAGCGGCGTCACGACATCGAGCGGGTGCGGGCCGAGCGCGAGCGCTACGAGGGCGACTGGCACACCCCGGCCAGCCGCGCGGTGCGCAGCGAGGTCGACGGCGCCGTCGCCCGGCTCAAAAGCTTCTCGCGGCCGGTCGTCCAAGACCTCCCCGACGACGCCTCGGGCCCGGGCGCGGCCGTCTACAAGGTCGGCGACAGCGAGTTCGAGGGCATGCGCGCCGCCGCCCTGGCCGAGCTCGAGGCCGGCGTCACCAGCCTGATCACCGACACCATCCACGGCTGCGGCTACGACGAGGCCCTGCGCGTCTACGGCTCCGAACTGATGGATCGTGCCCGCCGGATCGACCAGTTCCGCCGCAGTTCCGTGACCAGCCTCAACTTCGGCGCCTAGGAGGCATCGACCATGACCGAGACCACCCAGACCACCACCGCCGACACCGGCTCCGGAATGTCGGGGGCCGACCTAGCCCGCCTCATGCTCCAGCGCGCCCGCCAGGACGCCAAGAAGCGCGGCGACGACCGGCCCGGCCCGGCCCGCCGTCCGAAGAAGAAGGCGTCCATCCAGTACCACGGACGTGCCCCGTCGGACTCGTCGGTGCTTTTCAGAGCCTGCTGGCCGACCGGGGCTGGGACGTCCCGGCCGCCGGCGGCAGCATCCTGGACCGCTGGCCCGACATCGCCGCCACCATCGCCCCCGCCTCGCCGCCCACACCACCGCCGTGGGCTTTGACCCGGAGACCGGGCAGCTCGACCTGCTGCCCGACTCACCCGCCTACGCCACCCAGCTCCGCCTGATGACCCCCGGATCATCACCGCCGCCAACGAGACGTCGGGCGCGGCCGCCGTGCGCACGGTCCGCGTCCGCCAGCCCGGCACACTCCCCGCCACCCCGGCCCCGCGCCCGCGTCCGGGAAGACGGCGGCCGAGCCGGCCGGGCCGGTAAAGACCCGCGAGAACGCCTCCGCCGGATTCCGGCGCGTGCTTGCCCTCCACCACGAGGCGTGGACGCCGTTCCAGCAGGACCCGGCCCTGGCCGCCGCCGTCGACCGCCAGGAGCAGGTCCGCCTCGGCCTCGGCGCCCGCGCCTTCCCCGACACCGACGAGGACCAGGAGGACCAGACGCCGACGTCGCTGGAGGAGATTCGCGCCCAGCAGCGCCAGGCCAACGACGCCACCCGCATTGCCGCGATCCTGCGGGCCCGCGCCGAACGTGCCGGACGACCGGTGTCGCCCCCGCCCTGCGGCAGGCCGGGTGAACGTCCTTGCGGGCCCGGTCTGGAGCCGGGAGGCTACTTCCGCCAGGTACCGGCTGGCTCTTGCCGCCCACTAGGCACACCGAGTCGAGGAAGAGAGCCAGACTGAGTTCACCCAGCGCGTTGCCGCTGCCCGCGCCCGGCAGGACGCCGCCCTCGCTGCCCGTCAACTTCCGCCCGAGGAGCACGCCGAGTACCTCGCCCAGCTTGAGCACCAGCCGGATCAGCAGCCGGTCTCGGGGATTGAGGCCAGCATCCAGGCCGCCCGGCTCTACGCCTGCACCGACCGGATTACCCAGGGAGGCCGGGAACCTCGGCGGCTGTTCGGCGTTGCCTGAACCCCTCGAAGGCAGAAGCCGCCCCGAAGGGCGGCTTTGCACTAGCCGGGTTCGTTAGAGCCCTTCGCGGGACGTACCCACCCGGTTGCCAGTTGTCCGGTGTCCTGAACCTACCAGACCCAGTGACTGAGCGGATCATCTAGCCGTATACCGCGGTATACGGGCGGCTCGTGTCCTGCGTTCACGGACCCAATGCAAATGTCCGGTTCGATCATCTGCCATCCTGTCCCGGTCCGAGTACCGAGCACAGCTCGGGAAGCACACGGAAACGGAGCACAACCATGGCTTCCTCCATCCTCGTCGTATCCACCGACCCACAAGGGTCCACCGTCTGGTGGGCGGATCGCGTCGGCATCGCTCTGCCGTTCGACTTCGCCACAGCTCACGACGACCCCGGCAGCCTGAAGTACCTGAAGGACACCGGCGCGCAGATCCACGTCATCTGTAACCAGAAGGGCGGCGTCGGCAAGACCACCACGACCGTCAACCTGGCTGCTGTCACCCAAGAAGTCCTCGGCGATTCAGATCAGCGCCTGCACATTTTCGTTGACACCCCCGGCAGCCTCGAGAACGAACACATCCTCATGGCCGCTCTGGACGTCGCCGACGACGTCCTCGTCCCTCTTCCCCGAGCCGCTCGCCTTCGACCCGACCGCCCGCACCATCGAGCAGGTCATCCTCCCCGGGAACTCCCCTACAAGGTCGTCGTCAACAACTGGGACCCTCGCGACGGCAAGGCCGACAGGGACGAGACGATCGAGTACATCGAGGCACAGGGCTGGCCGCGGGCTAACACCGTGATCCGCCGATACAAGATTCACACGAGGGCGGCGGCCGAGGGCAAGGTCGTCACGCAGTACCCCGACAGCGGAACTACGCTGCGAGCCCGCGAGGACTACTTCAAGCTCGCCCTGGAGCGGGGTACGGAGGCACCCGCTGATGGCCGGCCAGCGCGTTGCTCTCTCCTCCCTTGCCGGCGCCAAGGTCGAAACCGTCCCCGGCATCACCCGCCCCGCTCTGGTGCACGTTGCACCCAGCGACGTAGCCCCACCCGCTCAACCCTCGCATCGACTTCGACAAGGAAACACTCGTCGAGCTCGGCACGAGCATGAAGAGCGGCCAGCTCGCCCCTGCGTCGCCATCCCCGAGCGAAGTACCTCGGGCTTTTCCTGAGCATGCCGAGGAACTTCCGTCGTGTAAGTACGTCATGGCGGCCGGCGAACGCCGCTGGCGGGCCGCTCTCGAAGTCGGCCTGCCCACCCTCGACCTCCACATCCGACAGGACATCGCCGAGACGCCGGCGAAGTTCCTCGCCGCTGTCCTCGCCGAGAACATCGAGCGGAAGAACTTCAACTACATCGAGGAAGCTTTTGGTCTCCAGCGCATGCTTGAGATGTCCGGCGGCAACCAGACCGACGCGGCGACCCGGCTCTCCAAGTCGCGGCAGTGGTTCAGCCAGCGCATCGGGATCCTGCGCCTGAGCCCCGAGATGCAGCAGGCCGTACGGGACGGAGAGCTCACCGCGTTCCGCGAGATGCGCAGGTACGCGGCGATGCCCCGGATCAGCAGATGGCCGCATGGCAGGCCGACCTCGAGAAGGCGCGGCGCTCGGCAGAGTCACCAAGCCGCCCTCCGGCCGCGCCAGTCGCTTCCTCGGGCAAGGAGACTGACGACCCGGGCACCGAGCCTGGAACCACAGGTGTGTATACCGCGGTATACACACCTGCGACCCTCCGGCCTCCCCGGCGACTCAGCCCGAGCAGAGTCAGCCGGAGCGGGAAGCCGACCAGCCTCCCCCGCGCCTGAGGCTCGTCATCACGACGTAATGAAGCCCTCGAGCACGCCGACTTCCGCTCAGCACCTCGCGCCTGTGCCCGACCCTCGTCCGGAGCCCGACGAGCCGGCCCAGTCGGCGGAGCCGTCAGGTGCGGAGCCGTGGGCAGAGCAGCCTCCGCGCGTCGTCGGTCTCGCCATCCCCTGGAGCGACGGCGCGGCCGTGGCGGACATCATCGTCCAGCGGATGACGCCCGAGCAGCGGCAGATCCTCCTCACTCGTCTCCAGGCCGCCCAGGCGCCTTCGGCGACGGGCTGACCGAAACCGGCTAAGGGCTATGCCCGTGGTGAGCTGTCTGGCTACAATCACCGTCATCTGACGGGCGTGCCCGTGAGGTCTTCTAAGCCCCGCAAGCCTTGGCGTTGTCGGCGAAACTCCGTCCCGTGCTTGTGGGGGCTTTGGCATGCCCGGCCCCGGTCTACCCGCGAGTTCCGGACAAACCATCACCACACCACCTTAAATGCGGCTTTTGTCGAGTTAAGGTGCCGTGAAGAGCAGCATCCGACCTCGCCACCAGCACAGAATGAGTGCACAGTGGCAGATCTGAGGTTCAGGCAGTCACCTCAGAACCGCGACCCGGACTGGGGAGTCTCACGGCCGCGGCCCTTCCCTCTACTGCCCAGGGCGGAGACGCCCCATGCCCTCAGCACACGCCCCGTGCCCCACGACGGACCCCCGGCCACCACGGCGGATCCGTCATCCACCTCGCCGACCGGCTCCTGCGCCGCAAACGCCCCACCCCGGCCCCCGGCGTCCAGCACACACCCGCCGTCTCCGGCGGGCCAGCGCTCGAGCTCGCCCTCACCGTCGAAGCCGCCTTCGGCCTCACCGACCGGTCCCTCACCGACCGCGAGACCGCCGCCGTCTACGACACCACCATGGAAACCGTCCTCCTCCTCGTCGACGGCGCCCGCCACCAAGGCGTCGTCGACGACGAGCAGTGGCAGACCCTGACCGGCATGCTCACCCAGATGAGGAACGCCCCCGAACTCCTCTAGACGCACATGCCGATGGAGAATGCGGACGGATCGGGAGAACCCCCGGCACCATGATCGCGCGGAGTTGACCGATCCGTACACAGCGCTGTCAACAACCGCCCCACTTGTGCCACGATGAGGCGTCCGGAACCACCCGGAGTGAACACTCCGGCCCCGGGCGCGCGTCCCTGGCACACCGTCACGCACCGCGCCTCACGGGGCCGCACAGCGGACGGGGACAGTACATTGGACAGTGGGGACATCAACGCAGCCAACGCACTTCGCATCCTGCGCACCGAATACCTGGCCCCCAGCGGGACCAGGCGCACCGGCCGCCGCACCGCCACGGCCACCGAAGCCCAGGCCCCCTCAACCTCGAGCTCGTCGACTACATGACCCAGGCCGTCACCGAGGCCGTCGAGACGACCAAGGAGCTCCGCGCCGGCCAGCCAGTCACCGCCCCGCCCCGGCCGACGCCGAGGACGTCTACCGGTGGATGGTCGAGGAAACCGCCAACCTCGACGAGGAACGCCAGAAGGCCCGGGACGCCCTCATCTACCGGCAGGGCCTGGAGCACGCCATCCTCATGGGCGACCACAAGGTCGTCCGCCCGCACCCTGCCGCCGCTGCCACACCTACGGCCTGCACTGGGACAGGGACAACGAGGTCGTGGCCTGCCTCAACGAACACTGCGCCGACAACAATGGCGAGCCGACCACCTGGACGCTCGAACAGGTCGCCCGCCACTACATCAATCGCAGAACTCGCGCGGCGGTCCGTGCAACCTGACGGGCACCTCGCGAGTCTAGGAACTGTCCACCCGTACACCCTCATCACCTGAAGCGGACCTTTCCACCGCCTCAGCAACCCGCACCACCACCCGCATCGGCCGCCGGAGCTGCGAACGACGGCCCGCCGAAACCCGGGAGGCCGCCATGGCCATCAGCATCGCCCAGCCCCGCGCCAGCCAGATCCCGCGCGGCCTGGTCAAGTACCAAGAAGCCCGCCGGCTCTTCGCCGAGACAGGCCACAAGCCGCCGCCCGAGACGACCATGCGCCGGTGGGTACAAGACTTCGGCTTGCGGACCACGAAGATCAACGGCCGCGTGTACGTGTCCTACTCCGACCTCCTCGTCCCCCATGCGGCATGGGTCAACCACACCTACTCCGAACTCCTGGCCACCCGCGCCGCCGGAGCCACCGGCACCATCCCCTGACACCCCACTGCCAGGGCGTCCCGTACCCAGCCCCGTCTCCCTTCTGCGGAGGCGGGGCTTTCTGTACTCAATCCCGCTTACCTGTTGCGCACGCAACAGGTAAGTCCTAATCTGGAGGAGCCGACAAGGCGCCAGCCCAACACCGGGCAAGCGTCGAGTTACCAATCCAGGAGCACCGCCATGAGCGTGTACAGCCCTGCCCGCAACACCCCGCACTCGCCGACTACAACAAGCTCGGCCCCACCCACCAGGCCCACTTCGACTCCTTCATGGAGCAGGCCGACAACACCCGCGACGCCACCATACGCCTTCCTCATGGCCGCCGCCGCCTCGCCGCCGGCATCCCCTCCGGCCAGCGGCGAATCACCAAGTGCGCCTGCCCGCACTGCTACTGCACCGCCATCTTCGACACCCACACCCCCCGGCCTCATCGTCGTCGAGACCAGCACCTACAACCTCCCCGCCTCCAGTGCACGGACTGCGCCGACGACCACCCCACCCCGTCGAGGACTAGGCACCCCACAGCACGGCCCGGCCCCAGGTCGACACCCCTCCGTCCCTGCGGCCGGGCCGACAAGACCCGCACCAACACCCGCCACACCCGCCGGGAGACACCCATGCCCACACTCACCGCCGACCTCACCGCCATGGCCACCTACATCACCGCGCACGGCCTCCACACCGGCGAGCAGCTCATCGGCCACGACACCGGCGACATCGACATTGCCGCCCTCGCCTACATCACCGCCGAACGCTGCACCCCGCCCCGCGCGTTCTTCGACGACGAGGCCGCCTCCCTCCGCCTCATCGAGAACAGCGCCCCCACCATGCAGCTCCTCCACGCCATCTCCGCCGTCCTCGACACCGAGCCCTGCACCACCCTCACCGACGACGGCGTCGAGATCCCCGACTACATCGAGCACATCTCCAACTGGACGGCCACCCCGCCCATCGGCCGCAAGACGCCGCCCACCCGCGACGAGATCACCGACCGCCTCCGCACCGCAGCCGCCAACACGGCCCGCACCACCGGCGTCCCCACCCAGCGCACCACCAGCCCCACCGCTGTGTCCCGTTTCCCCGCCAGCGCGCCGCCTGACCCGCGAAGGAGCACACGCCATGAGCCTCATGACCCTCACCACCGCCATCACCGGCAACCAGGACCCCAACTTCTACGCCGGCCGCGCCGACGCCTACGACGACCACCAGACCGGCACCCCCTCGACACCCTCAACACCCGCGCCGCCTACAACGCTGAACACCACAACCCCATGTACGCCGCCGGCTACTACGCCCGCGTCCTGGAGATCCGCCGCGAAACCGCCGACATCAACGACCTCCAGGCCGACATCGCCCACACCGAGCACCTGGGGCGTGCCGCATGAACGCCACCGGCATCGAACTCCTCGACATCCCGCCCGAGCAGGTCGCCGCCGAAGCCGTCCTCCTTGAACTCCGCGCCCGCCACACCGCCGCAAAGGACTGGGACGAAGCCGAGTACGTCGCCAACGCCGAGGCCATCCAGCTCGTCACCCACCCCACCGCCCCCGTCTCCACCGACGCCAGCTACCCCGGCTGGATCCCCGGCAGGCCCGCATGAACACCTACCTGCACGACGGCACCGAATTCGACCTGGACGCCGGCTTCATCGACGTCATCGGCGTCGAATGGACCTGGAACGGCCGCTACTCGGACACAGGAGAACCCCTCCTCGTTGGCGCAGAGTCCCCACGCCAATCCCGCTGCCCACCGTGTACCACGACCACGGGCCGCTGATCCCGATGCCGAAACACCCCACCAGCCGCCTCGTCCGCGCTGCGGTGTCCGCCGACTTCACGGCCTCGGTCAGGGACGGCCACACCGAGTCCTACGAGAACTACGCCCTCCGCACCGCGAGCCAGCCAGTGAGCTTGCCGGGCCGGCGGTGCCCCGCCCGCCGGCCCGAGTAGAGAGGAGATCCGCCATGCCCCGCAAAGGAGCGCAGCCGGGCGCCAGGAACCACCAATGGAAGGGCGGTCGGACTATCGCCTCCAGCGGCTACGTACTGGTCAAGCAGCCGGACCACCACCGCGCCGACTCACGCGGCTACGTGTACGAGCACATCCTCGTAGCCGAGCAGGTGATAGGCAGACCAATCCTTCGAGGCGAGCAGGTTCACCACAAGAACCACGTAAAGACCGACAACCGCCCCGAAAACCTCTCGGTCAAATCCAGCCGGGCACACCATGCGCTGGAACACCGAAAGCGAACCGATCTGCGTAACCCGGATGAACCCAACGTAGCCATCGACTGTGCGTGCGGCTGCGGACAGACCCTCCTCAAGTACGACCAGGAAAACCGCCCCGCCGCTACGCCAGCGGCCACAACCTCCGGAGTGTTCGACGTGGCTGACAAGACGGACATCGAGTGGACCGACCGCACGTGGAATGCGGTTACGGGGTGCACCCAGATCTCTGCTGGGTGTGACAACTGCTACGCCCGCACCATCGCCGAACGCTTCCGCGGCGGGGCTGCCTTCCCCACGGCTTCGACATCCAGGTCCGACCCGACAAGGTCAACGCCCCTCACCTGGCGCAAGCCCGCCAAGGTGTTCGTCAACTCCATGAGCGACCTCTTCCACGCCGGCATCGACCGCGCCTGGATCGCCGACATCTTCGCCGTCATGGCTGCCGCCCCCGTCACACCTTCCAGGTCCTCACCAAGCGGCACGCCCGCATGCGCAGCCTCCTCGCCGACCCGGCCTTCGTCGACCAGGTCCGCTCCCGCGCCATCGGCAAGGGCCTCACACCGAGGCCTGGACCTGGCCCCTGCCCAACGTGTGGCTCGGCGTCTCCGTCGAGAACCAGCAGTGGGCCGACATCCGCATCCCCGCCCTCCTCGACACCCCCGCCACCATCCGCTGGATCAGCGCCGAACCCCTCCTCGGCCCCATCGACATCACCGACTACACCTGGAAGCCCTGCCCCTGCTGTAACGGCGAAGGACACGACGAAGCCTGCGGACCCTGCGCCGACACCCACTGCGACAGCGGCCGCATCAAGGCCCTCCGCTGGGTTGTCGCAGGTGGAGAGTCCGGCCACGGCGCCCGCCCCGCACACCCCGACTGGTTCCGCACCCTCCGCGACCAGTGCGCCCAAGAACGCATCCCCTACCTGTTCAAGCAGTGGGGCGCCTACATCCCCACCGACTATCTCGTCATCGGCGGCCCCGCACCAAGAGCAACATCGCCGTCGGCGACCGGTCGACGACCTCGGCCACCGCGTCGAAATGAAGCGCGTCAGCAAGAAGGCCGCCGGCCGCGAACTCGACGGACGCATCCACGACGACTACCCGGCCACCCCATGACCCGCCCATGCGGCCAGTGCCCCACAGGGAAGCGCCGCTACTACGACCGGATCCGAGCAGACATCGTCCTCGCCCGCATCCAACGCAGCAACAACCCGCACCGGCAGGAGAAGCGCGTCTACCGCTGCCGCACCTGCCGCGGATGGCACCTCACCAGCCGCCCCTTCCACCGGAAGCAGCCCACCCCATGACCACCGCCCCCGTCCTCACCGGCACCTACGACTGGAAGACCGAGCCCAGCCTCACCGTCGCCGTCCACGGACTCCCTGGCCTCAGGGCAGCAAGACCGCCGTCGGACAGCGACGCAGCCGCCGAACCGGACGACTCGTCACCGTCATGAAGGAGTCATCCGACAAGGTCAAGCCCTGGCGCGACAAGGTCCAGAAGGCCATCGAAGAAGCCATCGCCAAAGGCAAGGCCCAGCCCCTCACCGGCCCCGTCTACGCCCACATCACCTTCACCCTGCCCAAGCCCGCCAGCGCCCCCAAGCGCCGACGCACCTACCCGAACGTCAAGCCCGACATCGACAAGCTCGAGCGGTCCACCTACGACGCCATCACCTCCGCCAAAGCGTGGAAGGACGACGGCTCCGTCATCGAGAACCACAGCCGCAAGGTCTACCCGAACGAGCACCCCGACGCTCTCACCGAGCCCGGCGCCGTCATCCGCCTCTACACCCTCGGAGACCCCCGATGACCACCGAAATCAGCCTCCCATAACAGCCGCCGCAACGACCACGCGCGACCCCCGCTGGGGTGAGCAAGCCGAATGCCGGTACGCCGACCCCGAGCTGTTCTTCCCCGTCGGTATCAGCAGGGCCGCGCGGGAACAGGCCACGCAGGCGAAGACGGTGTGCATGTCCTGCCCCGTCCGCCGAGAGTGCCTGGACTGGGCGCTGGAGAACCGTGAGCAGTTCGGTGTCCTGGGCGGCATGACGGAGGAGGAGCGGTGGCCGCTGATCCGGGTCGTCCCGCAGGGCCCGGGTGGCGGCATGGACCGGTGCGTGGAGGCCCGTGACCGGATCCTCCTATGGCGCAGGAAGGGGATCCCGCTGCGGCAGATCGCGGCCCGTCTCGGTGTCGACCGGGCTGTGGTCCGTAAGGCGCTCGCGCGGTTCGACTGCGAGGACGCGCAGCAGGACGCGGAGGTCGCGGCATGAGCGTGTTGAGCGCGCAGGAGTGCGGGGATCTCGCGGAGGAGATGCTGCCGGTCGCTGCCCGGCTGGCGACGATCGTGCAGGGCGACGGTGGCCGCGAGGACGTGGCCGAGCTCCTCGGCCGGCTCGACCTCATGCAGACGGGGGCGCTCGCGGTCGTCCTGGCCGGTCTGGTTGATCCGGACCGTTCCTGGGTGCCTTGTGGGGGTGGGTGGACTTCGACGAGTACGGGCGGCCGGTGGAGCCGGACCAGGAGGACCGGCGGACCCTGCGGCAGATCGCCGACGAGGTGGACATGGTCGACGAGGTCGACGAGGTCGCGGTGGCCGCCTACGCGCGGGGCCGGCGGGTGACGGTGACGGACGAGGAACGCCTCCACGGGATCGTCCGCGCGGTCGGGTACGGCGTGAAGTACGCGGAGGTCGACCAAGCGCACGGGCTCTACAAGGGGTCGACGCAGCGGTTCGTGCTCCGGATGCGCCGCGAGTACGAGGAGCAGGGCCGGGTGTTCCCGGAGATGCCGCGGCCGTCGGACGGCCGGGAGTTCACCGAGCTCGAGGTCGTGGATGTGCGGACTCGGTCGGTGGCGGGGACGTCGGACCACGTGCTGGCGGTGGAGTACGACACAACGCCGGAGGACATCGGGCACATCTGCCGGGGCCGCCGGTACGGGCAGTACGGGGGTCCGGTGCGGGCGCCGCGTCAGGGCCCGTCGCGCAGGAGCCGAGAGCACTGGGTGACCGGCGATTACCAGTTCCCTGAGAAGCAAGCGAGCTGACCTACACACGGAGGAGTGCGGCATGGCAGGCGAAGTGACCATCACGGTGGTTGGGAATCTGGTGGACGATCCTGAGCTGCGGTTCACCGCGCAGGGTGCGGCGGTGGCGAAGTTCCGGATCGCGTCGACGCCGCGGACGTTCGACAAGCAGACGAACGAGTGGAAGGACGGTGACAGCCTGTTCCTGCCGTGTGTGGTGTGGCGGCAGGCGGCGGAGAACGTGGCGGAGTCCCTGCAGAAGGGGATGCGGGTCATCGTGCAGGGCCGGCTGCGGCAGCGGTCGTATGAGGACCGTGAGGGGGTGAAGCGCACGGTGTACGAGCTGGATGTTGAGGAGGTCGGCCCGAGCTTGAAGGGTGCGACGGCGAAGGTCACGAAGGCTGCGGGCCGTGGCGGTCAGGGAAGTCAGGGTGGTAGCCAGCAGAGCGGTGGCTCTGGTGGTCGGCAGGGTGGTGGTGCGCCGGCTGAGGATCCGTGGGCGTCTGTTTCGGCGGGTGGTCAGCAGCAGGGTGGCGGTGGTGGTTACTCGGATGAGCCGCCGTTCTGAGGGGGTTGGTGAGGGGCCTGGTCCTGAGGGATCGGGCCCCTTTCGTGTACCGTATCCGCCTTACCTGTTGCGCACGCAACAGGTAAGGGTTAGTCTGGTGGAGCCGACAACGACCCACTGTAATCCAAGGGGCGGAACATGATCACCAACCTCGGGCTCCACAACCACCGCGACCTCCACACCGAACTCGCCACCCTCCACCGCAAGATCACCGCCCTCACCGGCAAGGTCCAGATCGGCCTCTTCCGCTCCTGGGAGGACGAGCACAACACCCGCGGAAACCTCCACCACCTCCAGAACCAGGCCGACGTCCTCCAGGCCCAGGCCGACGCCGAAGACGCCGAGATCGCCCGCCTCGCCCACGCCATCCACCTCGTCGGCGACCTTTACCTCGGCTTCATCGCCTACGTCATCTACGGCCCCGACGCCCTGCCGATGGAGCCCCGCTACGAGGTCCGCCTCATCGAGCGTCACGGACGCGGCTACACCGTCCCCTGCCTGATCCGCCGTGACCTTACCGCCGACCAGGTCGACGACGCCAAGCGGGAGCTGTACGCCGAGGCGCTCAAGCCCGGTGGCCACGCCCGCCTGTGGGGCTTCGACGGCCGCGACTACCGCACCCTCGTCACCAAGTACTGACCCTTAGACGGCTCCCCAACCCCTAGGGGAGCCCCGCCGGCCGTCTGCACCCTCCCGCGGGCGGTCGGCACCCGGGCAGGACTCCACGCCACGGCGCACGACACCCCTTCGTGCCCCGCAGGCCTGTCGAGACCGCCCACCCCGGCCGCGCGCCCCGAACCCCTGACCGGGGCGCGCGGCCCCGCCCTTCTGTTCAGGACGACCAAGGAGCCCGCCATGCCCGATCAGCCCGTTCCTGCTGCACCACCGGCAACTGCTTCGACTGCCGCTTCTGGAACGAGAAGGTCACCTGGGCCGCCAACGGTGACACCGTGCCCTCCCGCACCCCGGGCAGCCCGGACGACCGTGTGGCCCGCGCCCGCGGCCTGCACTACGTCATCCGCCCCATGGACCACACCACTCCGGCGCAGTACCTCGGCTTCGGAGGCCGGCTTTTCACCTTCCAGTTCGCCGACGGCAGCACGGTGACCTCCAACAACGTCATGTGCCAGGGCGAGATCCCCACCCACTGGCGTAACCGACTCCCCGACAACGCCGTCATCGTCCCCGCCGAGCAGCGCACCGGCGCCATCCCGTTCGGCCCACCGAGGGCCAGGAGGCCAGCAAGTGACCACTCCTGACCCGCTTAAGCACCTTCGGGGCTACGGCCACCGGCACCCCGAGACCGGCATGCTCCGCGGCCACATTTACTACCCCGACGGTCACCCGCCGGTCCCGTCCGGCTGCCGCTGGTGCGGCCTCTCGAACCCGCACTGGCAGTACTGGCGCCCGGGCAAGGGCTACCACCAGTACGAGCCGCCGACGCAGGCGCAGATCCTCGCCCGGATGCGTGCCCGCCGTGCCGCCCGCCCAGCATCACGCCACCACCGGCTGGGCCCCGAGTACGACGGAGAGAGCGCCGAACCGTACTGCCTCGACTGCGGCACAACCGCCTGCGCCCGCTGGGAGCGGATCTCCAACCGGCTCCAGCTCAAGCGTCAGGGCCTGCGCCGCTGGTCCCGCAGCCCCGTGGAACCGGAGGCTGGTCGACCGACTGGTCGTTCTGACACCCCGCCGGCCCCGCCTGAAGGAGACCGCCATGCAGGAACGCGTCCACGGCAACGCGAAATACCACCTTGAAAAGTGTCGATGCGAAACATGCTGCCGAGCCGCTCGCGACTACGAGAACAACCGGTACAGGGCCATCGCCTACGGCCGCTGGACGCCCTTCGTCGACGCCGAACCCGTCCGCCAGCATGTACGAGCACTCGGAGAGTTCGGCATCGGATGGATGCGCGCCGCCAAACTCGCCGGCGTCTCCACCGGAGGCGTATCCAAGCTCCTGTACGGGGACCGGCTCCGCGGCCTCGAACCCAGCAAACGAGTACGGCCCGCGACCGCAGTGAAACTCCTCGCTCTTCAGCCGACGCTCAACAACCTCGGCGCCCGTACCCCTATCGACGGCACCGGAACCCGACGCCGGCTCCAGGCCCTAGTCGCCAAGGGATGGACACAGTCAGAGCTCGCGCGACGGCTGGGCATGAACCGAAGCAACTTCGGCCGCACCATCGTCCGTCCTCTGTCCGAAGCAGGCACCGTTCGTACCGTCATCGCTCTCTACGACGAACTGTGGCGCCTTGACCCTGTCGCCGAAGGCATTCCACTGCACAGAGCAGAGGCAGCCTGCCGCATCGCACGCGACAGGCAGTGGGCACCATCGGTGCCTGGGACGACGACACCATCGACGATCCGATGGCCGCCCCGACTGGACCGGCCAGTGCGGTACCCCCGCAGGCCACCAGGCCCACTACCGGCAAGGCACCCGACCGTGTGAGCCATGCCGGGCTGCTCGCCGCCGTACTACCGCATCTGCCGCCTGACCCCTGCCGCACCCACCCAGGAGCACCCCATGCCCGAGCTGACCGAACCCCAGCGCGCCACCCGCCGAAAACAGGCCCGCAACGCCATCGAGACCGCCATCGCCAACAGCCCCGCCTCCGCGAACCCCGCCGAGCTGGCCGACCGCGCCTTCGAAGCCCTCGGAGACCTCGCCGCCGAGATCCTCGTCGACGGCACGATGATGCGCTCCCTCACCATCAAGGACGGCGTCGCCGCCCTCGAACTCTCCGAGGCCACCGAAATCCTCAAGATCTTCGTCGCCTCAATGCGCGGCATCCTCGACGGATACGGCGCCGAGAACTACGTCGAGACCGAGATGACCGCCCCGTCCGTCTCCATGGACCTGCGGCACGGCCCCGACCCCCGCGACTCCTACACCGTCACCATCCAGCGCCGCACCAGCCCCACCCCGCACCAGTTCCGCGAGCGCGCCGAACAACAGCGCAACGACGTCCTGCGGATCGTCACCGAGTACGTCGTCGAGTCCAACGACATCGGCGGCATCGACTGCAACGACCTCGCCAACCGGCTCCGCGCCGCCGGCCACCCGCTTCCCGGCGACGAGGACTGACCACCGCCGCCTGAATCCGGTTCCACCCGCCCACACACCCAGGAGACACCGATGCCCGAGCAGCCGCAGCCCACCCGTGACCAGATCTACGCCCTCACTGCCCTCGCCGACACCCTCAACGGGCCGCTGAAGACCTACCAGCGGTCGCTCCGGAACGCGTGGCGCGCGGCCAGCGACAGCCCGCAGGACACCGCAGCCCGCGAGCAGGGTGCCGCGGCCCTGCTGGAGGTCGAGAAGACCGTGCGGCAGTGGGTCGTCGAGCACCCGGCGCCGAGCAGCCCCGCAAGCTCACCGTCCAGGAGCACGACCGCGCGTGGCACGCCATCGAGGGCGCCGCCGGCCAGCCCGACGCCGACCCGGGGACCGTCCTCGCCGCTGTGCTGCACGCCCTGCGGATCGAGGCGCCGACCGCCGAGGACGAGCAGGCCTACCTGCTCGCCAAGCGCGCCGGGCAGGCCTCCGGCAAGAGCTACGAGAAGCAGAAGGCGGAGTGCCTGGCCGCGATGGCCGACGCCGACATCGCGTCCCACCCCAGCCGGATCTGAACACGCCGCAGGCCGCCCCGCAGTCGAAGTGCGAGGCGGCCCGGCCCAGACCCTACCGACCCGGAGGAGAACCCCGACCATGACCGCCACCGAGCAGCCCGAGCTGACCGCCACCCTCGTCATCAACCGCACTGACTCGTACTGCGACGGATGCCGGAAGCCCACCCTCCCAGTAAGACCCACCACACCGACATCTCCGGATGGGCGCCCCGCCCCGGTGGAGGCTGCGGCGCGCGGTTCACGGCCACGCGCAGCACTACCGGAACATCACGGCCGACGACCTGAAGGACGTCCGCCCGGACCTGCCGCCCGTCACCCCCGCCGCCTGACCCCTTTGCCCGTCCCACGCCGGGTCGCCCCTGCGGCCCGGCCCCCACCAGGAGCACACGATGGCCACCACCTACGTCGCGACCCTCGCCGACCGTCCCATCGCCGCCGCCGACACCCTCGACGCCGTCCAGAACGACGCGGTCTCCGCCGAGACCGAGTGGGCCGGCGACCGCTACGACTACCGGTGGGACGAGTACCAGCCCGGCGAGGTCTGGCGCCTCATGCAGCGGGCGAAGGGCCCGGCCGGGAAGGGCCGCCGCTTCTCGTGGACCGGCCGCGCGGTCCACGCCGTCGAGCACCTCACTGCCTGACCCCTGCCCGTCCCTCTGGGGCCGCCCCGCACCCGGGCGGCCCCCACACCCTGGAGACCCGACATGACCGACCAGACCCCGACCGACGCCGAACTCCACGCCCGCTGCGCCCACCCCGACTGGGAGTACACCCTCACCGAAGGCCCCCGAAAGCAGTGGGACTACTCGGACGAGCCGCCCTACGGCGACGACGGCGAGCCCGATACCACGTGGGAGCGCAACGTCGACATGGGCCGCAAGGGCTGGGAGCGGTTCGACTACACCGAGGAGTCGTACTGGCGCCGCCGGAAACCGGAAGCCGCCCGTCAGGACGCCCCCATCTCCAAGAAGCGCGATACGTGCTGCGGCGAGCCTTCCGGCGGGATCTGCATCCATGACGCTGGCGCTACAGGGTGCGAGTGTGACAGGCACGCCGCCCCCGCCGTATGCGGCTGTGGTGAGACGAACGCCCCGCTTACCGTCCACCGCGTAGGCGCGCCCTGCTACATGGACGAAGCCGCCGCCCGTCAGGCCATCAACCAGCAGCCCGCCTGCCCCGGCTGCGGCCACACCGCCCACCATCCCGGCACCGAATGCGAGGCGGGAGTTGAGCACGGCCTGAAGCGCTGGCACCGCTGCCTGTGCCTCAACCTCGTCGGCGCCGAGACCGCCTGCCACCCGAAGATGACCTGCCAGGGCGGCACGCTCGGCTACTCCGACGTGTGGCACATCCAGCGCAGGAGCGGTCTCCGTGGCCTGCTGGAGCACGTCGGCATCGACACCACCGGCCGGGACATCGCCGTGGACGGGAAGGCGGCCGACGCCGCCCGCCCGCCCCCGAGGAGCCCGAGGCCGAGCCCCGTGAGCCGGACAACCCGGCCGCGTGGGCGCTCGCCCGCCACATCGCCGACCACCCGGTCAGCGTCCTCCAGGCCGCGTTCCGGTACCTCAACGCCCCGCTCACGATCGAACTCCACGGCGACGGAGCCGCGCGTCAGGCCGGCGGACAGCAGCCGGACACCTGGTCCCTCGCCACGCCCTGCGGCTACTGCGCGCACACCCTCAACTGGCACGTGGCCGGCGGCCGCTGCCGAGTCACGGCCGGAGAGGACGGCTGCGGATGCACCGCCTTCGTTGACCCCACCGGTGGGCACCCCGAGCAGTCGGACGCCGCGCCCGTTGCACGTCCTGCAAGCGGGGTTGACACGGCCCCGCTGCCGGGCCGGACGACACCCAGACGGGCACCGAAGCCCGGCCCGCCGAGACGCGGTGGCACGTCGCCCGCAAGGACGGCAACAACTGGATCGGCTGGGGCTTCACCCACTCCAACCACCACGACGCCCTCCAGACCCTCGCCCAGCGCCGCGAACGCCACCCCGACACTGAGTTCCGCCTCGTGCGGGAGACGACCACGTGGACCGTCGAGGAGGACGAGAACCGATGACGCTACAGCTCGAACTGCCACTCACCGCAGACCCCCGCGGCAGATCAACGTCATCCGCGACCTTGCCGACTACGGCACCCCTCCGGTCACCCAGGCCGAGACCCCGCCCACGCCAGGCCCGGAACGTAAGCCCCTGCGCTGGCCCGCCGTGCCCGCCACACCCCGCGTCCAGCACATGACCGCACTGGCCCGGATGAGAGCGGCCGCGGTCTACATGGAAGAGCAGGCAACTCTGACACCCGCACAAATCGCCGACCGAAGAACCTCCCTGGCCGACGCCCACACCGCCCTGTGCATCCTCCGCGGGAACACCAGCGACGACATCGACCCCGCCCGCGGCTACAGCCTGACCCGGCAGTCCTACGAGCATCAGCGCCGCTCCTGGATCTCGTACATCAAGCTCCAGGGTTCAGCACCGCCTACGACCTGGAGCCGCTCCGGAAGGCAGTCGCCTACTGGGAAGAGCGGCGCCCGCAGTTCGCCGACGGAGACGACTGGCTGGCTGCCGGCCTGGCCGCGTACCGGGAGCACTGGCAGGACCCCGAGCGTGCGTGCTACCGGCCGGCCTGCGACGGGATCGACGAGGAGGACGAGAACCGATGACCCAGCCCAGCCCCGCCGACGAACTGAGGGCTGCCGCCGAAAAGCTTCGCGAGCACGCCGACGCCGCCAGCCCCGGGCCGTGGACGGAGGGCGGCGTCGGGGACTTCGGGTGGAACGTCGCCTTCCCACCCCGGCACCGGGGCCGGGCTGGAGGACAGCGAGCAGGGACGCGCCGACGCCGCGTACATCGCCCTCATGGACCCCGACGTCGGCCACGCCCTCGCGGACTGGCTCGACTACCACGCCGCCATGTCCGACCGGCTGGCCCAGCTCTTCGACGACCCGCCCCTGATCCCCGACGACCACCCCGCCCTCGCGGTGGCCCGCGCCCTGAACGGAGACCGATGACCGTGCCCGAGCACTCTCACCGCCCTCCCTGCACCGACGGCGACCACTGCGGCGAGCCCGCCCACTGCCCGCCCCGCGACACCACCGCCATCACCGTCCACGCCCGCCCGGACCTCAGCCCGGCCGCCGCGCAGGGACTGGAAGCGCTCGTCGACGTGGCCGTCCGACGTACCCGAGAGGAAGGCGAGCCCGCCCAGCTCGAGCCCGCCCGCTGCGGCGTCGCCTGCGACCAGTACCCCGAGACCATCTGCACCGACCACGTCGGGCACACCGGCCCCACGGAGGCCGCTCGTCGTCAACGGGAAGGAGATCGGCGGCGCCGCATGGGACCCGGCCGGGCCCGAGCCCGCCAGCCCCGGCACACGGCCGACGAGGCCCGCGAAGCCCTCCGCCAGCAGTACGCCGAAGCCCTCGCCGGACACGCCGGGTCCAAGGCCTTCCTCGGCGAAGGCACCGAGTGGGAGCACGTCCGGAGCGTCTGGTACGCCCACGCCGACGCTGTCCTCGCCACCCGGGACGCCGAGATGGAACGGCTTCGCGTCCGAGCCGAGGTCGCCGAAGCGCGCGCCCGAGACCTCGAAGGCGCCGCTGATGTTGCGGTCCGTGCGATCCAGCTCATGAACCAGGCCGGAGCCGAGCGGGATCAGCTCCGCACCGAACTCACCGCCGCCCGCACCCAGCACCTGCCCGACGACATCGCCATCCACTACCAGAACGCCGTCAACGCGGTGGTCGCCGCCGAGCAGGGCGCCAACCGCGCCGAGCGGCTCGCGGCCGACCTCCGCGCCCAGGTCATCACCGAGCAGAAACGCGCCGAGACCGCCGAACGGCGCCTTGCCGCCCTGCTCGAAGTCGCCCGCCGCGACGGCCAGCAGGCCCGCACGAACGCCACCGACCTCGAAACCGCCCTCCAGCACGCCAAGAAGGCCGAGGCCGAGCTCGCTGCCATGGCTGGCCATCTGCGCTACGTCCTCGACTACGACGGCCCCGGCCACTCCCACCTCACCCCCGGCCGCTGGGGCAAGGACGACAGCCCGTGCGGCCACTGCGCCCGCCTCGCGGCAGCCCGGACCGCCCTCGACGCCCGCACCACACCCACGGAGACGACCCCGCCTGTCCACGTCGGCAACCAGGCCAATGCCGAGGACTGCCCCGGCTGCTCCGGCACCAACCCGCCGTACCCGTTCATATGCCCCGCCCAGCCCGGAGACCCCGCCGGGCCCTACCCGAAGGAGAGCTGAGATGGCCGTCCTCGGCCCTAGCGAAGCCCGCCGCCTTACCATCTGCGACTGGCTCACCGCCAACGGCATCAACCCCAACGCCGTCCCTCTGCACAGCAACCTGCACGTCGACACGAAGCCGAACGGAGACCGCGTCATCTGCTACCAGGTCTTCGTCACTGAGGAAGGCCGTCCGGTTGCCGCATACAGCAGCAAGGCCATTCGCGTGGACCGCGAGGCCCCGCTCGTTGTCGAGCCGCCCGAGACCTGGCCCGCCTGACCGAGACGCGTGAGGGGCGCGCCCACAACCTCCTCAGGCCGGGCACGCCCCTCACGGCGCCACACCGTACCGCCCGCAGAGTCCCAAGGAATCGCCATGACCCATACGAGCAGCACTCCGGGCCTGTCACCGGCTGGTGGCGGGCCCGAGACCGTTCTCACTGACCTCCAGGTCCGCGTTCTCCAGTACGCGGCAACCGAGCACACCGACCAGCGGATTGCCGATGCTCTCGACATCAGCATCCATACCGTGCGGGAGCACTGGCGGGCTATCAGGAACCGCCTGCGCACAGCGGACCGCGCGCACTCCGTTGCGGTCGCGGTCGCCGCAGGCGTGGTGACGGTGACCGCTCCGGCAGTTCGTCGCCCTGCAGGGCAGATAGCGAAGCAGGAGCCCCTCCTCCTCGCGGCCGAGGCCGTAGAGCGCCGGCTTTCCCCTGAGGAGGGCTGGGTGCTTCAGGAGGGAATCGAGCGGCTTCACCGGGCGCGTGTGGGGAGCCGTGCTGAACACGCGGCGCTGGAGAAAGCGCGGGGTGAGCTCAAGGAGATTCGGGAGGTGCTGGCCGCGGTACGGCAGGAGGCGTCGAAGGCGGCCGGCTTCCTGACTGGTCTGTCGGCGCAGGTTCACAGCAGTACCAGCGTGCGTTGCTAGGGGTTGCGTACCGGCTTCGGCCAGTCCGTGAAGTCGAATCGGATGCGGCGTAGCAGCCCACACTGGCCTGTCCCGTAGCAGCGGGTTACGAAAGGCTCCCTGCTCCACGGGCGGGCACCTACTTTCCGTTACATCACCTCAGAAAGGGACCCATGACCACCGCTCCCGAACGCTTCGCTGCTTCCTACGCCGTCCTGACTGCCGCGCACGAGGTCGGTGACTACTGGGCCCAACAGGACAGGGACGCTGTTGCCAAGGGCCGACCCGGGAGGGAGGGCCGTCTGGCATGTGCTCGGCACGTCGCCTCCTACACCGCCGTCCAGGCCCTCGCCCTCGTGGCCGCCAACCGCGGGCTCGGGCTTCGGTTGGACTGGCGCCGGGCCGCTGCTGGCCTCGCGGTCTCCGCCGTCACCCACTACCTCGCTGACCGATCCGCCGGCCACTGGCAGGAGACGGAGCCGTCGACCCGCCTGGTCCGCCTCGCCCACCGCAAGGGCTCTGCGGGCTGGCTTCAACGGGACCCGGGCGCGGGGCCGCTGCTGGACCAGGCCTGGCATAAGGGCTGGATCGCGGTCGCTGCGGCGGTTGCGGCTAGCGGGAAGTAGCCGAGCGGCCCGCCACCCCCATCGTGGGGTGACGGGCCGCTGTCGTGGGGTCAGCCCCACTCGGGTTCGTCCAGGCCCCAGCCGGTGTCGGTCAGGCCCCACTCCGGATCGCGGCGCATGCGTGTCCCCCTCCTGTGTGGGGTGCGGTGTGCACCGGTGGGGTGACCGTACCCGGGAGGGGCGTGCCGTGTCAGGCCCGCAAATCGAACAGTCGTAGGATTTCAGTAGCGCCAGACCCTCCGGGCCGCTGGCCCGTTTCTGGCACGTTCGCCCTGATCAGACCGAGGAACCACCATGACCACGCCCGTGAACCTCCCGCCCGAGCAGTGCCCGTCGTCCCTGCGTGGCCGGTGCTCCCGCTGCCACGCCCCGTGCCACCGGTACGGGCACGGCGAACCCGCTGTGCCACTCCTGCCGGGCCGAGGTGGAGGCTAGGCGACAGCCGAAGCCGAAGGCCGCCTGACACCCAGACGTGAGCCGACTACCGGGAGACGCGCACGCGAAGCTCGTAAGAAACACCGGCCCGGATCGCTTCGGCCTGCCCGGTCAGGTCGTCTTCGGTGAACGGGACCCCCGCGGTGTGGGCGGCTGCGTGGAGGAGGGCAGGATCTCGGAGACCGGCCGCCCGTAATGCGTGGCGGCGATGTCGACGTAGGCCTGCTGGTACGAGATGGTGCGCGGCCTCGAGCTGGTTCCGTCGGTGAGGAGTCGGTCGAGGTCTTGGGGGTGGATGGTGATCTCGCCCATGGCGACCTCCGTGCGCTGGCCGGGCGAGCCCCAGCCCTTGGAGATCACGGTAGGGGCCGGGACTGACAGCGCCCGGGCGCGTGGCCGTTACTCGCCGGGCTTCACCTGAATGATCTGCACGTCGGTGATGCCGTCTTCCTGCTCCAGGCGGGCTTTGCGGTCTTCGGCGCTGGGCTTGTCGTAGGCGACGCCGGACCGCTTCGGCTCGCCGTCTTGAACCCAGGCGACCTTGTAGTTCTGCACTGGCTGCTCCTCATGGTGGGGGTGGGGACAGGCTCGCATGCAGGTCTGACGGCGACGCGTAGGCGATGGATGGTGTGGCTCGAACGTCAGTTTCTTACCCCATGGGGTTGTACTTACCCCAAGAGGTAAGTAACGTAGTGGGTGTCGGAGGAAGCGCCCTCCGACACCCCGCCGGACAAGGTCTTGCAGGACCAGATCCGTCAACCCGAAGGGTAACCACCATGACCAAGCTGACGACCATCCCCACCGGCGCCACCGAGCTCCACCTCCAGTACGACGGACAGCACAAGCCCCAGCCGGCCTACCTGGAACTCGACCTCAAGAACGGCCGCCTGTACGCCGACGTCGACTCCGTGATCGGCAGCGGGGCCCCGGCCTCCGTCTTCCACGGCTTCGACCGCCGCTACGGCATCCCTGCACTCACCGGCACGGCCGCCGACCGACTGATCGAGGAGATCAAGCCCCTCGCCCAGCGGATGCTTGCCGACTGGGAGGAGATCTGGGACGGCAACAACATGGTGGCCCGCCTCGGTGAGGACGCCGCCGCGGCTGAGGAGGAGATCGAAGAGATCGTCTCCCACTACGACAACGAGTACGACGTCGACCCGGCCGACCTGATTGTGGTGTGGGACCTGGACGGTGCGACCAACGGCTGCGAGGCCGAGGAGTACGAGATCACCTTGGACACCACCGACGAGCGGCTGGACGAGATCGCTAAGGAGATCCGCACCGGGCTTGCCGGATGCGACGGCCCCGGCCGGAGCGTGGACACCGTCGTCGTCGAGGGCCTGAAGCGGTACCTGGAGGAACTGCGGGACAACGCCGACCAGGACGACGAGGCCTGAGCCGGTCCACCGCCACTCGCATGACTGCCCGGCCGCGCCCCAAAGGCGGCCGGGCCCTCCTGAAAGGCCTCTCGTCATGACCGACTTCCTCAACCGCCTCCGCCAGGCCGAACAGCGCATCGACCACGGCACCCGCGAACGCTCCGCCGGCGCCGACGACAAAGCCCGCGCCATCGCCGACGAGGTCGCCCGCCGAGGCCACGGCGGCGCCAAGTCCCTGGCCGGCGACCTCGGCGTCAGCGAGAAGACCATCAGCCAGGCCGTCACCCGCGCTCGTAACGCCGGTAACCCCTACCGGGCCCTGCCGCACGACACCCTCGACCGGCTGCTCGCCCTCGAACTCCGCGACATCCCCGCACTGCCCGCCGAGCACTGGCAGGCTCTGGCGTACATCGTCAACGACACCATCATCGACATCACCTGGCTCGAGGAACCCAGCCTGCTGCTCGCAGACGAGGCCGAAGATCTGGACGACGAGCACGAGGGCACGGCTGACCTCGCGACCGCCTGCCGGAACTGGACCCGCATCCAAGCCCTCGCCGTCATCGACGCCATCCTGCGCGGTGACCTCGCCGCTCTCCCCACCCAGGAGTAAGCCCGTGCCCAAGACGCCCACCCTCCAGGCCCGTCAGCTCCCCGAGATCCGCGCCGAACTCGCCCAGTGGCTCCAGGACCCGGGTGAGCATGGCGGGCCGGAGACGTGGGCCCGCGGGTTCGACCCGCAGACCGCGGCCAGGGAACGGCAGGCCGCGAAGGACTGGGCGGTGTCGCTCAAGTCGGCCGAGCTGTTCTATGCCTCGGCCGACATGACGCGTCTCGCCGTGTCGGCCGGCATGGCGCTCCCCGCCTACCGGCTGCACCCCGAAGACCTCCCCGCGCCGCACGGGCTGCTGCTGTGGGAAGAGCCCGTCACAGACACGTACGACGGCACTGAGCTGGTCGGTGCACCGATCATCGGAGTCACGTGGGCCGTCTACGGCGGCGGCGTCTACATCCGCTCCTGGGCCCGCCAGGAGGAGTGGCTGACCTCGATGGCGAAGGGCGACCCCAGGCCGGGCTGCGGGATCTGACGCCGGCAGAGGTGCGGCTGATCCGCCAGCAGTACCCGTACCCGATCGTCTGCATGTCCGGCGCTCGCCTGCCGTTCGGGAAGGTTCCCGGCTGGCTGGCCATGGCGCCCGAAGACACCAGCAGCATGAGCTGGGCCGAGATGGAGGACCACACCCGTTCGTCCAACCGGATCGAACAGGCAGAGCGGGCGCTGGTGGTGACGTGGCTGCTCATGGGCCAGTCCCTCGCCAGCGAGGAGAGCGTCGAAGCTCCCCGTTCGTCGGCGAAGCACATCGCACGGATCGACCCGAACCTGCTGACCGCCGTCCGCTACGTCCGCCTGCGCCATCACGCGGTGCCGCAGCAGGCCGGGCCCGAGGACGGCGCGGGCGGGCGGGGCTACCGGCACAGGTGGATCGTGCGGGGCACTGGCGCAACCAGTACTACCCCTCCAGGGAGACGCACCGGCCGATCTGGATCGACCAGCACATCAAGGGCCCGGACGGGGCGCCGATCCTCGACCCGGAGAAGCTGGTCAACGTCCTCCGGCGGTGAGGCCCTGCGCGCCTGTGGCCTCCCGTGGGGAGCCGGGAGGCGGGCGCGGCCCTGCCCTCTCCGGCCTGGGACGTGGCCGGAGCGTGGCCCGCTGGGGCAGGGCCGGCGGCACAACCCGCGAGGTGGGGGCGGGGTGCCGCATACCGTTCACACTGCCACTGGGCTGGTCAGGACGCTAGAGGCGTGCACGAACCAGCCCATCGGCATATGCAGGCCCGGGGTCATCGGCGGCCCGCGAGTCGCTGGTCGGTGTACGAGCCCGTGCCCGTCGACACCGCAGCCGGATCCGCAAGCTCGGTCAAGGCGTGCACCGCGGCGTCCATACGGTCCGGGGAGTCCATGCCCGGGATCCACGTGACGAGCTGGCCTTCGAGCTCGGTGTGCTCGTCGACGTGGTGGACCTTGCCCTGCTTGTAGAGCTGCGCGATCGGCTCGGCCCGCAGCCGCTTGCCCTGCTTGGCGTGGACTTCGACGATCGCCGGCATGAGCATCCGGTTCGTTTCGCCGTCGCGCTCGAGCTCGCGCCATGCCTGGGTGACGATCTGGGACGCCATGTCGCCACCGAAGTTCTTCTCCACCACGATCGCGTCCGCTTGGCGTTCGATGGCGAGGCGACAGACTTCGGTGCCCCAGGTGTCGGCGCCCATGCTGCGGGAGCGGTCGTCGAGGATGTACATGTGGCCGTCGTCGTCTCGGGCGGCGCAGACGAGGCCGACTTCGTCGTTGCGCATGGTGTCGCCGCCGGCGTGGTCGACGGCGACGATGACGCGGGTGGGGTTGATGCCACGCCAGGCTTCGGGGGTGATGCGGTGGCTGGTGATCCACGCCCACTTCCACACGCCGCCTTCGAGGGGCGGGGTTTTGCTGGTAGAGGGCGTACCAGACGCGTTCGCCGACGGATTCGCGGATGTCGGTGAGTTCGTCGAGGTCGTATTGCTCGGGCCAGAGGGGGTCGCCGATGGTGCGGTTGAGGGGTCGGTGGGGCTGTCGGCGAGGGCGGGGAGGTCGATCTGGAGCCAGCGGTGGGGTTCGTGTTTGAGGAGTCGGCCGGAGAGGTCGTCTTCGTGCCAGCGGGTGTTGATGAGGATGAGGGAGGCGCCGGGGGCGCGGCGGGTGAAGAACACGGACCGGTACCACTCCCAGATTCGTTCACGCTGGGCAGGGCTGGCGGCGTCGTCGTGACCCTTAAATGGGTCATCGATAATTCCGAGGTTGAAGCCCTTGCCGTTCAGCGCCCCTCCGACGCCGGCGGTGACCATGCCGCCGCGGACGCTGGACCCGCGGCGCTGCTCGAGGTCGAATCGGTTCGCGGCGTGGGAGGCGGGGTGGAGTTTGATGCCGAGGGCGGGTGAGTACTCCTTGAGCTGGTCGCGGATCCAGCGTCCGTGGTCGTCGGCGAGGTCGGCACCGTAGCAGGCGATCATGACGCGGTGCTCGGGGTTGCGGCGCAGGTACCACAGGGGTCCCCAGCGAGAGGCGCGCTGAGACTTCCCATGTCTTGGTGGGCAGGTCAGCATCACCTGGAGTCGTTCCCCGGCCGCGATGCGGCGGAATGCGCTGTCGATCATGTCGAGGTGCGGGGCCTGCTTCTCCCGGCCCCGGTGAGGACTGCGGCGAGCGCGCCCGGGGAGCGGTCCATGGCCATCTGGCGTTCCACGTGGGCGAGCTTGATGCGGGTCTCGGGCCGGGCGCGGGCGATGACCCGGCGCCGTTGCTCTGCGGGCAGAGAGCGGTACTGCTCTTCGATGGAGAGGCGGCGTTCAGGCGCTGTCGTCATCGTCGTCCTCGTCGTCCAGGCCGTCCTCGTCCTCCTCTTCGTCCTCGTCTTCGTCGTCGAGGCCGGCGTCGGGGTTGATCGGGGGATTTCGGCGTTGTCGCGGTCGGAGATGGCGATGAGGGCTTCGACCTCGGCGGCCTCGCCGCCGGAGAAGGGATGTCGCCTCCGTCGGGTCCGCTGATCTCGGTGCGGACGGGTGCATTGAGACCGAAGAGGACGTTGATATCGGTGATGATCTTCCTGACCTGTTCGACGGCCTTCAGGTCGACCTCGATCTCGCCTTCCTGGCCGAGTGGTCCACTCATGCCCGTGGCGGCCGGCCAGAGGACGCGCAGGAGGGTCTCCAGGCGGGAGCCCTGGATGAAGCGGTAAAGCTCGGCGGTTTCGACCTCGAGCTGGCGGGCCTTCTTGATGGCGCGGGACACGTCGGAGCGGGCGGTGCCGGGTGAGACGCCGAAGTGTTCGGCGATCTGGTTTGGCGTGCGGCCCATGATCTTCCAGGTCAGCATTTCGCTGCGCCTGAGGGCGATCTCGGCTGCTCTGGCCTTGGAGACTGGCACGGTGGGGCTCCCGTGTGTGGTTGTCGAGGCCCCGCGCCTTATGTTGATGATCCCCGATCAGCCGGTTTCCGATCCCCGGGCGGGCTCGGGTGGCATCCTGCGCTGATGACACAGATATGCAGGGTGGGGGCCGCGGCGGCCGGGATGGTCGTGGTGGCGGTGCTGGTGGCCGGGTGCGGTGGTGATGGGGTGCCGGATGCGGCGCCGGGGGCGAGCAGGACGCCGATCATCGACCTGACGACGCCGGAGCCGACGGATACGGACACGGGGCTGCCGTTCTCGACGGAGGACCCGTACGCCACGGAGGAGCCCACGGAGACGCCGGGGCCGGAAGCCGACTTCGACCGGCTTGTGGAGGAGAAGGGCTGGGTCCTCGACGCCTACAACGACGGGTCGCCATCGACGTTCGTCTTGCGCGCGTGCGCAGCTCTGGATGAGGGGATCGAGCTGTCGTCGCCGCCGGAGTACCTGGTTGACATGGGCTACCTGGAGGGCGACAAGAAGCATGTTCTGCAGGCGGGGGTGCCGAAGCTGTGCCCGAAGTGGACGTCGGCGGTGAAGCAGGCTGTGTCGGGGACTACGACCGTTGGTATGGCAACGGGACGTATGTGGTGTCGTCGAAGGCTATCGCCGGGGAGCGGGAGATCCCGCCAGGGACGTACCAGACGACGGGGAAGCTGGACGACTGCTACTGGGAGCGGACCAGCGAGTCGGGCGAGATCATCGACAACAACTTCGCGACCAGCGCGCGGAAGATCACGGTGACGATCCGGTCGTCGGACGGGCAGTTCACCACTGAGCGGTGCGGGACGTGGAAGCCGGTGAAGTGACCCGCTGGTGATGGATTCGCCGGCCCGCGGTGGGGCTGGTGCCGGATTCCTGGGGATCGTGCCTCTGCATGTCTGTCATGCTGGGGGCAGGTGCTGAACCGTCCAGGGTTGGCGGTGTAGGCCCCTTCCGCCCGGTGAGCGGTGGCCCTGGCCGCCGAGTGCACCTGTCGGGCCTCTGGCGCCCTGACAGCGCCGCGAACTCGTGCAGGCGGGCTCGCAATGCCTCAGCCCCGGTTCCGGCCGGGGGCTTTGTGCTACTTCCTATGGCTTTAGGTCGGCGTCGGTGATTTCACCGCGTTCGCGGAGGATCTCGATGGCGTGGGCCGGGTCGCGGGCGCCGAGCTTCCGGAGAGCGTTGCGGCGCCTGGCCTGGATGGCCTTTGAGGTGAGGCCGAGGTCGGCGGCTTCGGCTGCTGCGCTGACGCCTTCGGACGCCTTGACCAGGGAGAGGACCGATGCGTAGCCGAGGGCTTCTCCTGCGTGGTGGGCGGCTTGCCGGTGCGGAGTGCGGCGGCTGCGAGGAGGTGGGCGTCGGGGGCCCCGTCAGCGATGGCGTGGAGGACGTCTCGCCAGAGGGCTGGAGCTTGGAGTAGTACTGGTGGGGGTGGGTGGCGTGGATGGCTGCGATGCGTTCAGCGATCTGGTCAGGTGTCATGGGCCCTCCTGCCGGGTTCCTATCAGACAGGTCGTCCACAGGGGCGTCCTTCGGCTAGTCGATGGTGTAGGCGTGCTTGATGCCGCCGATGTATAGCAGGGGTGGGCCGTCTTCCTGCTCGATGAAGAGGCCGTCGCGTGGTCCGAGGGGGATGGTGGGGTTGTAGGGCTTCAGGTGGGGCTTGAGCTGCTCGTACGCGGTCTGGTCGTCCATGGGGGTTCCTTGCGGCTGGGGCTTGCCGGAAGGGGAGGCCCCGCCAGACGGGGAGACTGGCGGGGCCGGGCTGGCAGCAGTGGGACCTTTCCGCGGCGCGGGGACACCATGAGTCAGGACTTCCTGCTTCCGAGATCAATGGTGGCAGGCTGAGGGCGGTTTGTCTGAGGTGCGATCCCCCGAATCCGGTACCCCTCGATAGTGGTTGCGGGACTTCGGATGTTGAGTCGCTTCAGTCACTGTCCTCGTCGGTGTTGGTGTCCTCGGCGGTGGCGGGGCCGAGGCCGTACGAGCCGCGGACCTCCTGCCCGGCCGGTGGTGACGCTGAGGACGTCGGCGAGGGGATGGTGCGGGGCGCATCCATAGGATCATCATCTGTTTCGTGGGTCTACTGGTGGGCTGCTTCGCGAAGAAGGTGCAGCACCTCAACCTCCGTCCGTCCCGGCCCGTCCTGCCACGCCCAGTACGGCGAGCTGATTCCCCGCCGCCGGAGGACGCCCTGGATCCAGCGTCCGGCTTCCTCCGCAGTGCGCTCGTCGCCGTACCCGAGCCGGTAGAGCACGGCCTGGGCGCCGAGGATGCACCGTCGGCCGCCGGCGGTGCGGAGCGACCGCTGGGTCCAGCCGTAGCGCTGGAGGACGAGCGCGGTGAGCTCCAAGTGCTGGGCGACGGTGACGGCCCGTCGGGTGCCGGTACGGTGGCCGAGGAGGCTGAGCACCCAGTCGGGGAGGATCCGCAGGGCCCGGCTGGGCGGCGCGAGGGCGGGCGCAGGATCCGGCTCGGGCTGGGTGGCGAGAGCTTCGGCGACGAGCTGGGCGGTGGTCTTGGTGACGAGCGGGTGCGCGGTGCGGGGGCGTGGGCGGCGAGGTAGGCCTCGATGTCGGCGATGAGGCCGGTCGCATCGAGGTCGGCGGGCGCCGGGGCGAGGGCAGTGGTCACGGTGGTCACCGGCCGGCGTACTGGCGGGAGAGTCGGGCGGCGGCCTCGTCGGCGTGCCGGTCGGCAACGGCCTGCGCGGCACGGTGGGCGGCGTCGCTGTAGGTCTCGTGCCGGACCTGGGCGGCGGTGTTGGGCATGTTCGCGGGCCGCTGGCCGTAGACGGCGCGCTCCTTGGACAGGAGGGTCTTGATGGTGATCTCGCTGCCGTTGGAGGGGCTGCGGACGTAGAAGGTGTTGTCGATCCAGGACTTCTTGTCGGTGACGACCCACTCGGAGTAGGCCTTCCCGCCGGGGATGTAGGCGGTGGCGGTGTACTCGGTGACGGTGTAGAGGCGGGTGCCAGGGCGGGCGTCGCGGACGAGCTCCTTGAGGCCGCCGCGGGTGTCGGGGTACTTGGCCTTGAGGCTCATGTCGTGGTCCTTTCGGGGTGCTGGGTGTGGATGGCGCCGCAGCGGGCGAGGAGGTGCGGGAGGGTGATGCGGGGGCCGTCGGCCTGGCCGACGGGGTGGCGCGGAGGTCGTCGGTGACCTCGAACTCGCGGGTGTGGCCTTCGTGGTGGACGTAGAGGCGCTGGCCGGGCTGGATGGTCTGGGTGAGGGCTGTGCAGTCGGCTCGGGTGGCCCGGTAGGTGGTCTGGCAGGCGTCCGTCGGGGCTCCTCTCGTCAGGGACGAATGGGTGGATATCGGGTGCTCAACGGCATAGAGCTGCCGCTAATGCGCAGGTCAGGGGTGCTCGGCGTCCTGCTCGGAGGGTGCTCGCGAGCAGGAGCTGAGCGGGGTCGAGCAGTGGGCCGAGCAGGGCCTGACCTGCGGCTTAGCACTTGCGAGCAGGCCCGAGCAGGGGACGATCAGGGCATTACAGGCTTCCGGCGGCCTTGAGGGCGTCGAGCTTGTAGCCGCGCGGGTTGGCCATCCCGTCGATCTCGCCGAGCGGAACGGGGCTGCCGACGCCGGCGTCCTTCAGCCGCTTCTTGAGTTCGTCGGCCGTCAGGTCCGGGTAGCCCCACTCCGCCCGCAAAGCGTCCGCGAGGGGCTCGGGCCGCATCCGGTCCACCCCGGCCCGGGTCAGGGCCTCGATCGCCCGGTTCACCAGGAGCTCGCTGGCAGGCAGTCCACCGGTGCGGCCGGGCCGTCCGTTGCGCTCGGGGCCGCCGGCGGCCGACGACAGGCCGGTCGCGGCGGTCAGGTGCTGCTCGATCGGGTCGTCCCACTGTCCGGCCAGGCGCCCGGCGTCCTCGCGGAGCTTGGCCGCGTACTTCATGAGCCGGGTGACCTCCCGCGCTCGTCCTCGTCGAGGTCGAAGCTGCGGGCGAGGTCGGTGCCGCCGGCGAACGGGTTGTTCAGCCAGCCCAGGCCGGGCCGCGGCGGGTCGAACTTCGAGGCGTCCGGGCCGCCGGAGCCGGCGAGGCCGGAGCCGAGGATCGTGTTGGACTGGGTGCCGCTGTCGACCTTCATGGCCCACTTGGTGCCGCAGTTCATCGACAGGCGGGTGGGGATGACGTCGACCTGGGGCAACTGGGTGGTGAGGACGAGGAGGATCCCGGCGCCGGTCGCCACGGCGGCGATCTTCATCAAGTTCTCCAGCAACTGGTCGCGGTCGTCGTGGCTTCCGGGGCCGGTGTAGGTGGCGACCTCGTCGATGACGACCAGTTCGATGCCGCCGAGCCGCATGATGGTGTCCTCGGTCATCTTCGACTTGGCGAGGTCGCCGAGGAGCCTGTTGCGGCGGTCCATGTCGGCGATCAGCGCCTCGGTGAGGGCGAGGAGCCGAGCCGGGTGGGGCTTGAAGTAGGTGGCGGCGACTCCGGCGCGGCCGAGGGCGTCGAACTCGCCGTTCTCCTTGCCGGCGACGATCCGTAGGTTGATGCGGGGGTCCATGGCGGCGCCGACGAGGAGGTTGGCCATGCCGACGCCCTTGCCGGAGCGGGTGGTGCCGCCGATGAGGGTGTGCTGGTTGCGGACGAGCAGGCGGACGGTGTTGCCGCGCTTGCCCCAGCCGACGGGTACGCCGTCGTTCCAGGCGTCGACCGGGCCGGGGGCCTGGACGAGCGGGGAGGGGCGGGTGTTTTCGAACGGGTCGGTGTCGGCGAGCCAGATCCGGGCCTGGTTGGCGTGCTCGCCCTTGCTGACGTCGACCATGGACACGTCCCTGCGCAGGGCGCCGGCGAGCGCTTCGGTCTTGCTCTTGAGGGCGGTGACGGTGTCGTCGAGGTCGATGACGGTGGTGAAGGCGCCGCCGGGCTGCCGGGTCATGGGCTGGACGGTTTCGCCGTCGAAGCCGAGCTTCGCCAGCGCGCCGAGGACTCGCTGGTCTTCGGGGGCGGCAAGTCCGGCTGCTGGGGCGGGCGCTGCGCCGTCGGCGACGGCTGCGGTGAAGGAGCTGCTGGGTGGGGGCGTCGGGCCGCCCGTGCCAGGCGCCGAGCCCGAGGGCGGCGAGGGCGAGGGGATGTCGAGGAGGGGCGCGCCGAGGGTGGCGACGGTGACGCCGCCTCCAGCGAGCCCGGTCCAGACGCCGGTCTTGGCGCTGTAGATGAGGCGGTGGCGGAGGTAGTCGGCGCGGCGGGCCCGGACGAGACCGTGGGCCCTCGCCTCGGCGGCGGCGTCGCCCTTGGCGTTCTTCCGGTCGGCCTTGGCGGTGGCGATCATCTGGGGGTGGTCGTCGCGCCAGCCGGCGAACCAGCTACGGGTGAGGCGCCAGTAGCCGCGGGCGATCCACGGGCCGTACAGCCGGTTGGCGGTGGCGTGGCGCCGGGCGAGCCGGGCCCGCTCGGCGGCGGACACGGCCCACGCGGGCCGGGCGACGGTGTTGCCCTGGTGCTCGACGACCGTGCCCTCAACGGCGGGGGCGGTCTGCTCGGGGACGACGGTGAGGGTCGGGCGGCCAGTGTCCTGCGGGGTGTGGGTGGCGGTGGTCATGGCGGGGGTCCTCAGCTCTGCTCGGGCTGGACGGCGTCACGGACGCGGCGGGCGTAGACCTTGCTGCGGCCGAGGAGCTTGGCGACCGCGGGGTGGAGAACTGGGCGGGAGGGACGGCGTCGCGGAACTTCGTCGCCTTCTCGATGTCCTCGGCCTTGAGGGGCTCCGTGGCGTCAGCGCGGGGCTGCCGTCCGGACGGGCGCTTCTCAATCCCCCTAGGGCTCCGGGGGTCTTGGACGGCCCTGGGGCCCCCTCTTTGGGGCAGCCATCGCGGGGCCGTCGTCGCCTCCCGTCCGGGTCGGGAACAGGTCGGCGAGGAGACGGTCGACGGCGATGCGCTCGGGGTGACCTCGGCGGCCTCCAGGACGGAGGCGAGGTCCGCCTCCGCCTTCAGCCGGCGGTCGAGGACGTTCGCGGTGACGCCGAGCGGGCCGCCGTACAGGTCGCGCCACGAGGCAGCGAACGCCTCCGGGCGGGACGGGGCACCGGGCAGGAGATGAGCGACAGCATCCGGTCGTGGACGTCGGGGAAGCGGACGGCGGCGCCGGCTTCCTTCCACGCCTCGTCTCGGTCCATCGAGCCGGCCGGGACGGAGGCGAGGATCTTCAGGTACACCTCGTGCTGCTCCGGGAACATCGCCTTGCGGTCGGCGTCCTGCCGCTTCTCCCGCTGCTCCTTCTCCTTCGCCACCGCGGCTTCGGCGCGGGCCTTGGCCTTGTCGGCGGCCCGCTGGACGGCGTCCCGGTTGTCGCCTGCGGATCGGGCCTCGATGATCTCGCGGACCTCGACGAGGACCGGGCCGACGACGGAGGTGGCGGCGAGCGCGAGGCCGGCGATCGGACCGAACAGCTCGGCGCCCTTCGCGCCGTTGATGAACCCGGCAAACCCGGCGAGCGTCGCGGTGAGGATCCAGAACGGCCAGCGGGCGAAGCCCTTGCGGACGGCCCACTGGGCGCCCTTGACCGCGGTGAAGGCGAGGAGCTCCAGGAAGAGCGGCACCGGCAGCAGGTACCAGGCCGGCCGGTCCGGGCCGCCCTCGGCCCGCAGGTCGAGGAAGTACGTGGTGAGCGACGGCAGGGAGGCGAGGAGCCCGAGGACGAAGATGACGGCGACGAGCTTCTTGAAGACGCCCTTGTCGAGGGCGGCCTCGCGGCGGCGCTCGTCGCGCTGCGCCTGGTCGTCGGCGGCGTCGTCCTCGACGGCGGTGAGCTGCTTACGGAGCCGGGCCTGCTTGACCTGCTCGGCGAGCTGCTCGGTCGCGGTCTTCGCCGCCCCGGTGCCGAGGTCCTGCTTGGCGGCTTCGGCCTGCGCTGCGAGGAGGGCCGCTTCGGCGCGGGTCTTCGTGGCCTCGGCCTCACGCTCCTCCCAGGAGCGGTAGCTGCTGCTCACGGCGATCAGTCCTTTCGGGGGTTAGGCGTGGGTGCGCTGCGGCGGGACGGTGGTCTGGGTGGTGCGGGCGACGCGCTGCTCGTCGAGGAGGCCATCCCCGGCGACCGCAACGGCGGCGAGGACGACGAGCGCGAGGCGGACGAGGGCCGGAGCCTGGAGCCCGAAGACCCAGGCGAGGCCGGCGAACAGGAAGAACACGCGGGCCCTGGTGAGGCCGATCAGCCAGCCAATGCTCACCGGACCGCCCCCGTCAACGCGGGCCACAGACGGTCGTTGCGGCCCCACACCGGGTCGTAGATGACGAGGTGGACACCGTGGGCACGGAGGTCGCGGAACGCGCGGCGGCCGATACCGTCCCACTCGCGGGCGAGCTGGTTCCTCGGGAACCGGGTGGTGATCCCGGAGGTCGGCTGCCCGTCGCGGTCGGTGAACGGGACCGGGGTGGCGGGCGGCCGGTTGGCGCGGATCGTGCCCATCCCCGCACCCTCGGCGGCCCGCAGGATCTGCCGCAGGAGCGGGCCCCGGCCGTCGAGGTAGCCCTCGACGTAGGCCTTCTGCCGCCAGTGGGCACCGTCGTGGCCGGGGCCTTCCAGGCCGGGCTGGCTGTCGACGGTGACGTACCCGCCGCGGCACAGGCGGGCCAGGGTCGGGATGAGGTGGTCGGTCTCGGTGTCGGGCCGGGTGTCGAAGTAGCCGGGCCGGGCCGGGATGCGGGCCTCCAGCCAGTCGGCCATCGCCTGGCCGAGGTCACCGATCGTCTGGGTGCTGCGCCACGGGTTGGCCATCAGGACCACATCCACGGCTCGTTGGCGGACGCGGCGCGGAGGGCGGACTGACCGATCTGGCGGGCCATGTCGCCCCTCCGGGGGAGGTAGCCGGCCGCGAGGACGAGGGCCTCGCCGACTTCCCTGGCCTGCTTCGGCTTCACCTTGAACGCGTCACCGGAACCGGGCCGCATGACCTTCTTGACTCGGTCCAAGTCCCTGCGGGTGAGGATGCCGCTGCATCGGTGTACGAGCTCGTCGACACCGCTGTACGAGTAGCCGTGGCAGGTGCCGCCGTGCGAGATGCTCCAGCCCATGACGGGCCTCCTTTCGAGGTCAGGGGAGCTTGCGGGCGTAGCGTTCGAGGCTCCGGGCCTCGCGTTCGTGGGCGGCGACCTGCCGGTTCAGCCGCTTCGCCTCCCACCGGGACAGCCGGTGGAGGCCGTAGTTATTGTGGAGTCCGGCAAGGACGGAGTCGCGGACGCCGGGCCGCCGGAACTGGGCGGCGTGCACGAACTCGTGGATGAGGGTGCGGTCGATCTCACGGTTGGTGCGGCACGACTCGACGTCGATGACCATGACGGCGCCGCGGGCGAGACGGTGGTGAAGCTCCAGTTGTCGTAGCCTTCGCTCAGTACGGGTCGGCCGGTCGTGCCGATGGCCTGCTGCTCGGCGGCGATGACGGCCGCAGCGAAGTAGCGGCGGTTGGTGACGTGGATGTCGACGTGGCCGACGCCTTCGCCGAGTTCGCGGATGACGATGCCGGAGCAGTTGTCGGCGATGGCCTCAACGCGGGCGAGACCGGGCTGGTGCCGGGCGTCAAGCTTGTACGGGGCGATGCTCATCGGGTGACCTCAGGCCGCGGCGGGCTGGTTGAGGCCGGCGAGCTCGTCGGCGAGCCGCGGCCCGTCCGGAGTGGACTCGTCGATGCGGGCGGCCAGGTACTCGGCAGCCAGCAGCCCGAGCCGGTCACCGGTGCGCTGCGCGGCCAGGTAGTCGGCAACGACGGAGGCGCGGACACCGGCCTCGATCTCGGCGAGCTGCTGCTCGGACGGGCCGTCGGACGGGATCAGGGCGAGAACGGGCATGGCGGGGCTCCTTCAGGTGTGCGGGGTGGTCGGGTGGAGTGCCCCGGGCCGGATCTGATCCGGCAGCGTCACGCCGGGTCCGGGGCTGGGTAGGTCAGGTGGTCGGCTTGGGCATGGCGCGGCACTTCTCGGCGTGGCGCTGGGCCCACCTGCGGAGCCTGGGCGTGGTGTAGCGGCCGCCTTCGTCGAACTCGTCGGGCTGGGGTCGGCCGTTCTCGTGCGCGAGGATGTTGAAGCCCCACTCCTTGGTCTCCCGGTCGCCACAGCCGCTGCATTGCGCTCGGGTCTGGGTGGGCGGGGTGGGGATGTAGTAGGCGGACTCCTCGGTCAGGTCGACGGTGGCGCCGCCGACGGTGAGGTAGCGGGCGATGACACCTTCGGGCCAGGCGGTCTCGGCGGGGGCTGTGGTGGTCATGGCGAGTTCCTTCGGGGCTTGGTGGTCGGGGCCCGGCGGTGGTGCCGGGCCCCGGTGAGGCGGGGTCAGGAGCCAGCGGTGGTCTTGGCCGCGGCAAGCCTGTTGGCGCGCGTCTCGCCTCGGATGGCGCTCACGGTGAGGAAGGCGACGATGAAGGCGATGCTGAGCGAGGTGTCCGTGTACCGGATCAGGTAGCCGGTGGTCAGGCCGCCGATCGCTGAAGTGAGCAGGAGGACGATCGCGTTGAGGTTGATCTTGTTCGGCATGAGAGGTCCCTTCGGAAGGTGGTTGGTGAAGCGGGCTAGATGCCGTCGATGAGGGCGATGGCTTCGGCGGCACGAGGCCGGGATCCGTACGCGGTGGTCTCGTGCCGGTACCGCTCGCCTTCGAGCTGGACGTTCTTCGCGGTGTCGGGGTCGAGGTGAGTCAGGGCGGGGTTGGTGGTCGGGTTGGTGAGGCGTTCGACGAGGTGCCCGATGCCGTCGGCGAGGTTCTGTTCGGCGCCGGCCAGGGCGGCGAGGACGCTCATGGTCTGCTCGCGGGTGAGGTGGTCGAGGGCGAGGAGGCGGAGGCCGTCGCGGATGAGGTCGATGCCGGGGTGGATGCCTGCGGTGTCGTCGAGGATTCCGCCGAGGCCGTCGTCGAGCGGGGGCATCGGATGGCGGCGGTCCGGGATCGGGGCCATCTCGCCCGGGCGGTGGATGGGCGGGTACTCGTTCACTGGGGCTCGCCGCCCCAGCCGCCGGGCGCCAGGTCCTCGAACGCCTGGACCGCGCCCTGAGGGTTCGCCGAGTCGAGGACCGCGTTCAGCAGCGCCGACCGGTTGATGCGGGAGTGGAGGTACTCCATGGCGTCGATCAGGAGCGGGTCGACCTCACCCGTGGGCGTCGTGTCCTGGGTGCTCGGGGCGTCCCAGTCGATGACGGCGTCCTCGTCGTCGAAGGCGGGGATCTGGCTGAGGACGAGCGTCTTGTAGGACTCTTCGGCGGCTTCCGGGAAGTCGGAGTGGAGGACGTCGTCGAGAAGTCGAGGGGTGGAGGCCCGCGAACAGGTCCTCGATGTCGGCGATGAGCTGGGGGTCGATGTCGTCGTAGTCGGTGTCGGCCATCACGCCACGCTCCGCAGGCTGGTCGGGGCCGGGGTGAAGCCGTGGCAGTCGGTGCCGTTGCAGGAGTAGTGCTCGCAGAAGATGCACGGCTCGGTGTTCGCAGCGACGACCGGCAGGAAGCGGACGGTCGGGGCGAGGGTGAGGACGGGCTGGCGGGACTCACCCGGCACCATGTCGGCGTACGTCCGGCGGGCCCGGCAAGTGACGTGCATGTCGTCGGCCTCGGCGCGGCGCCCGGCCTCGGAGAAGAAGTTGGTGGTGGGGACCTGGTTGACGACGTCAGCGGGGTGCATAGCACTCCCGAGACTCCTTGTGCGACGATCCTTCATGGGATCGGCCTCCTGTGTGTGCAGGTAGGGCGGGTTCCACGTCCTTAGTGGTGTTCGAGCACCGCTTGAGGACACGCGGCCCCGGTTCCGGCGAAAGCTGGCCCGGGGTCGTGCTGTATCTCCAGTAGACCACTGATATAGACTTGGGTCAACATCATGGGTAATGTTGAGAACGAACCGAACGCGACTGAGGAAGGGAGGGCGCCAGAGATGGTGACGCTCGCGGAGATCGCGAGACGCGTAGAACTCAGCAAGCAGCGAGTCCAGCAGCTCGCGCACCGAGACCCGGACTTCCCGATCCCGAAGGAGCAGTGGCAGAAGGTCGGCCGCTACTACTTCCTGCCGTGGGAGCCCGTGAAGGCCTACTTCGAGGCCCGCAACCCCCAGCACGGAGTGCACTTTGCGAAGAGAGAGGAACGAAGGCAGACCGGCGAGTCGGCCGATTCGTAAGCGGCGCATGCGGCTCTCCGTAGCGGCTGGGATCAGGTACAACCCCATGCCAGCACTGGAGGGTCAGGAGGAGGAGCTACGGCAGCGTGGCAAGTGATCCAGCCCGGATCTGCCACACCCCATAAGCCGCATAGCTGCCAAAGAACGTCACGAACCACTGCCCTAGAACCCCGAGAGGAGGAAAGCTCAGAGCATGACGACCTTCCCTGAACGTCTCCGCCAGCTACGCCTGTTGGCTGGCATGTCGATGCCGAGTTCGCTCAGCGCGTGCACTACGACCGGACCTCCCTGCACCACTTCGAGTCCGGGCGCAGGCCCACGCCGGGTGACGTGGCGGAGAAGGCCGACGAGGTGCTCGGCGCGAACGGCGAGCTGGTCTCGCTCTGGCGCCGCGAGGACCTCGACCGGCGCGCGGCTGCGGCCGCGCACAGGACCCGGGCGGCAGCACTCGCGATGTCGCGGGACCTCACCGCGCTCGCGGACCTCGACATCTCGGAGCTCCAGGAGGGCGTGGAGGCCACAGCCTTCGACTACCTCGGCAATCCGCCGGCGCCGATGATGAACCGGGCGCACGCCCTGAGGGGTGAGGCGTTCGAGCGGCTTCGGTCCGGGCACTTCCGGCCTACAGACCGTACGGACCTGTACGTTGCCGCGGGCAGGCTGTCCGGGGTTCTGGCGTACGCCCTGCTCGACCTGGGCGACGCGGAGGAAGCGCACGAGCACGCGATTGCTGCGGGCCGATGTGCCGAGTTCGCGGGCGACTCCGAGCTTGCCGCCTGGGTGGCGGGCACGCGGTCGCTGATCTCCCGGTTCCAAGGGGACTACGGGCGGGCCCTGGAGCACATCCAGGACGGCTACCAGTGGGTCGGCGCCGGTCACGGTACGGGCGAGGCCCGGCTGCGATGCGGCGAGGCCCAGTGCCTGGCGAACCTCGGAGACTCCCGGGCGGCGAACAGCGCGCTCGACGAGGCCGAGGCCGCACGGGAACGGATCCGCCGACCGGACTCCCTTGAGGGGCTCTTCGGGTTCTCGAGGGCGAAGCAGTCGTACTACGCCGGCTCGTCGCTGATCTGGCTCCAGGGCGGTCACGACGCCGAGCGCGCAGCCCGGGAGGCGACTGCGGCGATTGAGCTGTGGCAGGCCGGGCCCGAGACGGAGCGGTCGCTGGACGATGAGCGCCTGGCGCACATCTACCTCGCAACAGCTCGGGTACAGCTCGACGACGTCGAGGAGCGGCCGACGCCATCCAGCCGATCCTCTCGTTGCCTGAGGAAGAGCAGATCTCGTGGATCGTGAAGCGAGCCGACCGACTGGCGGGCATGCTCGGTGCGCCCCGGTATGCCAGGAATCGGACTGCCGCTGAGACTGTGGCCGCGATCAACGCGCTGGCCGCGTGAGGAGAGGAGTGACGGCATGGGCCCGTAGACGAGCCCGAGCGTGATGACGGCCGACCGGTTTCCCGACCGGCCGACCGCCCTTATGGCCGCTGTCCTGCGAAGACGTACGCGGCCATGTGAACCAACCCTTGCGAGAGAGGTTCGAGATGAGCCTACTAGTGACTCTCACTAGTACGAAGACCTGCGCCCTAAATGGGGTGCTTTGTGGCCGATAACCCGCTGCCGCCGGCCGTCACCTTCCAGAGCGGCGCCGCCCTACTCGTCGAGCTCGGCATCGTTGATCGGATCACCCACCAGGGCGTCCGCCACATCGCCGAACACGACCCCGCCTGGCCTTTTGGTGAAGGCCGGGCCCACCCGTACTGGCCGCTCGCCAACGCCACCGTCATGGCCACGGAACCTTTCCTGGAGTTCTTCCGGGAACGCGAACGCGCGAGACAGGCCCGAACCACGTGAGCCTCCGGGCTTCTCAGCCTGGACATGCCGAAGGCCGGCGAGCTAGCGACTCACCGGCCTCCGAAGCACAACAGCGGACTGCGACCCGCTGCACCAAGACCCATCTCGCGAAAGAGGTATCTCGGTGTCGAGAGTACCTGCAAGTATCACTTCCCTCGCAAGTCCACGCTGCGTGATCGTCCGGATGGCCGGAGGTATGCAGTGAGCATCGAGGCATACAACTATGCAACGCGCCTAAAGGTCGGCAACCTGACGGCGAAGTTCGTCCTTGGGCGTCTGGCCGATCGTGCTGACGAGCGCTTCTCCTGCCACCCCTCCATCGGCCTGCTGGCTGCCGAGGCTGAGAAGAGCGAGCGGACCGTTCAGCGGGCGATCGAGTTCCTCATCGAGCTTCGGCTCATGTCCGACAAGCCAGCCTTCCGTAGCGATGGCTCCCAGACGTCGAACCGGTACTTCCTTCATGGCCCTGGGATGAGTACGCGGGCACGGGTGTCCCATTCGAGGAGATCGTGACGCCGAAGGAAGCGCGCTCGAGCATGTGGGCACAGGCTCCCGTCGAGGCCGACTTCCGTGAAGGTTCTGCGGCGGCTGCTGCGTTGTCAGCAGATGCGGACGCGATCAAGGCTTCCTACGCGGCCGCAACAGCAGCCGCGGCACGCGCAGCGGCGGCGAAGGAGTCCCAGCGGGCCCGAGGGCGGAAGGCCGCCGCCTCCAAGCCGCTCGCCAGAAGCGAGCCTTCAAGAACCGAGTCGGAACGCGTACCTGCAGAAGGGGAGGGGTGACATCTATGTCACCCTCCCCCGACATCTATGTCACCCCCGGGGCGTCACCGATGTCACCCCTTGAACCATCAGTTGCAACCCTCAGTCAGAACGCTGCCCCTTCGGGGCGTAGCCCCGCTGGATGCCGTCAGGCCTCTACAGGTAGTAAGGGCTCTCGGGAGGCGGCTCCGCCGCGCCCGCGACAAGCAAGCCCCGTCTCTCGAAGCAGCAACGCGACCAGGTGCAGGCCGTCCGGGCTCTCCTGCCCCAGGAGCTGAATGCGGTTCTCGGCAACAAGCTGCCGACGAACGTCTCCCACGGCATCGTCGAGGCCCTCGCTGCCGGACAGCCCCGGGAGCGGACCGTGCAGCAGCTCGTCGAGTACCGCGTCCTCCCGAGGTGGGACCGGTACTGGGCCGAGCAGCTCCTGCCCGCCTGGAAGACCGAGACGGACGCCGGCCGGACACCGCGGCCGCCGTACGGGCCACTGCTGCGGATGCTGGAGGACACCCCGGAGTGCAGCAGCATCTCCTGCGACGACCGGACCGACGTCCACACCCGGGAGCCCTGCCCGGCATGCGCGATGCGGGCGGAGGACAAGCGTGCCGGCTGGGGAGCCGCTCGAGGTCACGCTGCTTCTGTCGATGATGTACGGGACCGACGGGACTCAACCCCGCCATGCCCGCACAGCGTGCCCGAGTGGTTATCGACCACTCGGCAGGTCGGCAACCGGAGTGCGACGGGCAGGACGGTCTCTGCGGGAGGCCGGCGGTTGCGGGGTCTCACCTGTGCAAGGACTGCACGGACCTTGTGGGGGCACCGTTCTAGCGCCGAGGCGTGTACCCCAGTAGCCGAAGCGTGTTGCGCGCGTAACAGGTAACAGCTAACGTGGTCACAGGTTCGGGCCCCTAACCGTCTGGCAAGAGACGGCGGGGCCCCGGCCTGCCACCCACTGCGAAAAGGGTCCCAACGGCAAGCGCTCCGTCAGCTTGTCCGCTCTCCGCCCCAAGGACCCCCAATGACGAACATCAGCCACGCCCACGACCGGATCCCGACCAACGACCCCAAGCTGTGGGCATTCATCGCCACCCTGCTCCTCCTGAGCCTTACCGCCAAGCTGGACGCCGAACACGTCAGCATCGCCCTCCAGGGAGCCGGAGCCGTCCTCCAAGCCGCGCATCTTCTGCGCCGAAACGCGTGAACCGCCTGCCCACCTCTCATACGACAGGATGAGCCGCATGACTCAGCCTCACCCGGACAGCCTCCGACTTGTCTCCTGATCTTCGATCACGACGAGGCTGGCGGTAACAGCCCGATCAGGGCGGGAAGATCGCCGGATACGACAGCTTCGCTCTCCTCGGAGCTGCTGCCCACCGAGCGAACCTGATGCTCGAAGGGAACGGCACTCTGCGGAAGACCCTGACACCGGAGCAGCTCAGGGAGCTTCGCGATCTTCTCGCGGCGATGTGGAAGGACGGCTTCGCAGTTGGAGCCCGGTCTCGGTAACGCTGCCTGCTTGCTTGCTGAGGGCCCGTCACCAGCCGGTGGCGGGCCTCTGCCGATCCGGGGGATCGATCGGCCGGATCCACGGGATCCTGGAACCACCCGCCCCTTCCCTCTGGAGGAGACCGTCCATGGCACGTAAGAGGACCGGCCGTCGGATCAGCGGTGACCCCCGCAAGAGCGGTGGCGACATCGCCGGCCCCGGCGGCCCCACGACCGCGACAGCGTCATCGTCGACACCACCAACGCCGTCCTCCTCGACTCCAGCACCGTCGTCGAAGTCGAAAGCGCCAGCAACGGCCCCATCATCGGCATGCTCCTCGAAGGCCGGATCAACCACACCACCGACCGGGCCCGGAACCTGTACCTCATGAACGAGGACGGTGCCGCCGCCCTCGTCACCGAACTCATGGCCTCGCCCACCGCATGGGGCCCGAGTTCGGCGAACGATTCATGGCCCGTCTGGAGAACCTCCTCCAGAACGACAGCTTCACCGCCCCGAAGCAGGGAGACCCGACATGACCGAGCCCCGCCGCTTCCACCTCCAGCGGACCGTCGACATTACCGGAGTCTCCGGTACCGGCCGCGTCGCCGACGGTGTCCTGTGGCCCGACGGCACTGCGTCCGTCCGCTGGCGCGGCGAACGCCCCTCCACGGTCCACTGGGACGACATAGCCCACGCCGAAGCCGTCCACGGGCACGGCGGCGCCACCGAGATCGTGTGGGACGATCCCGAACCCGCCGCCTCCGACATGACGTGCCCGCACTGCCCCGACGGGCACACCCCGCCCGACTGCGGCTCCCAGCCCTGGGGCGCGCACCTCGGCCCCGAACGCGACGGCGGCGGACAGCCCACCACCATCCACGTCATGCGCGTCGCCGGAGCCCACGTCGCCGAATCCGACGCGCAGTGGCTGCTCGGCCGGATCAACCGGGACGCCCGTCACTATGGGGCTGGCGGGGGTAAGCCCGCCGCCGGCCGGTGGCGGGCCTCGACAGTCAGGGGACCGGGGGATCCGTGGCGGGCAGCGCGTGTTGTACACGGCCAGCCAGTCCGCTTCCGTCTCCGCAACGATCGACAGCGCCGACAAACGACCGGACTGCTCCCACAGCACCAGCGAAGCATCCTTCCCCGGATGCTCGGCAGCCACATGCACCCGCGCCTCTTCCCACAACGCATCCCGTGGCTCACGCATCTCGACAAAGCGGGTTGTCGCCGTGCAGATCCTGCACCCCACCCACGCAGCGAACATGCCGTGGACCGTCGTACTCGTCGTCATGCCCGGCCAACGGGCTGAGTCGACGGAAAGGCACGGGAAAGGCATCGCGGGGTCAGGAGACCAGGGCCCGTCACCAGCCGGTGGCGGGCTTGGTTCGTCAGGTGCCGTTGAGAACGCGGCGCACGGCCGACAAGAACTGGCCTCGAGCATCGATCACGGCCTGTACCTCGGCGTCCGGCTGCGGACCGTTACTCCGGTTCTGAACGAACGCGGAAACCGCCTGCCCGTATGCCAGAGCCGGACGCGTGATGTCCTGCGGACACGCCACCTCAACCGCAGCCGCTGCCTGAAGCACCCGCGCGCCGTTCTCGACCGTCGAATTGATCTGATAGCCGAGGCCAGCCGACAGCAGTTCCGCGCACGCCTGACGCTGAAGCTCTTCCGTTCGAGCCCGCCGCTGTTCGTCGAGGGTGGCCTGCACGGTCGACATCAGCGCCGCCGCCTGCGCCTGCCCCGCAGTCTCGGCCGCGGCGGCCTGGCGGTGGCCGGCCTTCCACGCGAAGAACCCCGCTACCGCACTGCCCAGGATGGCCGACCCCGCGGCGATCAAGGCGATCTGAAGCTCACTCATACGGCGGATCCTTCCACGCGGCCACGGTAATGTCGGTGCCCTTCGTTACGCTGCCTGCGAGGGCTATGCCCGGCTCGTGGAGGTGTGAACGATGGCAGCGCGTACGTCGAAGGCCTTGACCGCGTGGACCGAGCTGAACGACCGGCAGCAAGGCACCCTTGCTGTTATCTACGACCTCGACCAAGAAAGGACGCGGGCCGGCGGCGGCGCGCCGCCCGCGGCAGCTACGACGACACCCCGGCCGCGATCTGGCGGCGTATCGACTTCGCCCATGACCCGTCCCTGCGTGACCTGGTCGGCACGACTGAGATGCAGTCCCGCCTTGCGATGCACGGCTGGGACAACCAGGGCAACGGGTCAACCATCGCGGCACTCACTACGCGGGGGCTTCTCACCCGGGACGCCTACGGTACCCAGTTCGGCATGATGCGCACGGTCGCGTTGACCCGGGAGGGACGTGCCGCTGCACGCGCGGGGCTGTCCCTGCGTCCGGACGGAGCGCCCAAGGCTGCACTCGGCGCCAGGTCCTGGGAGGTCCTCGCTCTCCTCTGGGCGGCAGACCAGCGAGGGGAACCATTGAGGTGGACGTACTCCAAGACGATCGAGTTCGCGCTAATGGAGAGGCATCAGCCGCCGCTGGCCGCGCGTTCCGACGACTACTACGGCTACCAGATCACCGACCGGGGCCGGGACTTCTACTGCGATCACTATGCCGCCCACACTGCGGCCCATCCGGACGTGCACGCCCCGCACCCGGATGGCACCGACGCCGAGCCCTGGCCGAAGAAGGCAGACGAGCTACTGAAGGAGCACCGCCGCACCTACCAGGCCATCAGCAAGGCGTGGAGGATGACGGACGAATCCCGCCAGGCAGCCGAGGAAGAGGCCACCAGCACCGCACCAGAGCTGCCCAAGCCACTTCCTCAGTCACTCATCGAGCAAGCTGACGAACGGCACCGGCTGTGGCAGGAGACTGCCCGTCAGCGGGCCGAGCTCGCCGCCGCGCACGCCGAAGAACTGCATGACCTTGCCGAGCGGGCCGCGCGCAGCTACCTGGCCGCAGCCTTGGCAGCCTTCCACGCAGCCGTGACCAACACCGACCCCTAGGCTCCCTGGAGCCTCCGGTCGTGAGCACGGACGGATGGGACGAACCGCGTCTGTCCCCTCCGGTCGAGACCGGCATCCACGTCATCGACGCCGAGGCCAATAAACTGTGTGCCAAGGCCATTGGCAAGCCTCTGCGGCGACGCGGCCCCGCCCCTAAAATGCGGCGCCGACTCGCCCGCTACGACATCAAGAAGGTCGCCCTCCTGGCGAGGACCACGCGGCCCTGGCCAACTTCCTGTTCGGGCACACCGATGATGGCGCCCTGCTGCGACGACTCCACCCCGAGAAGTAGAGCCAGCCGCCGACTGGCGAGAACCGGCCTGCGGTGTCGGTGGCCCCTGGCATACTCGGCGCTTCCGGCATCCGGCCGGCCTTGAGGGAGGCGTACACGTGGACCTGGACCGTACCCCCGAAGAGATCGCCCGTGCCGCCGGCGATGCCATCCGCACCCTGAACCACCGCACCCAGGCACACAGCACCTTCACCTACCCCAGCGAGATCCAGAGCACCGCCGTCGGCCTGTCCGCCGTTCTCCTCGGCCTCCCGCAGACCCTCGACCAGCTTCACCACGGCATCGACGCCGTCAGCTCCACGCAGCACCTCTACGCCTACGACGACTCCAACGTCGACGACATCACCGACAGGGCCAAGACCGAACTCGTGGAGGCCGTGGGACACATCCGGGAGGCGTCCCAGGCTCTGCAGCAGGTCGTGAACCTCCTCGCCTACGTCGGCGCCATCATCCCCGACGACGAGCCCGCCGAGACGGTCTGACCCGCCACCCGGGCGCGACCCGCTGCGCTAGCCTCGTTGCGTACCCGACCGCGGAGGACCCGATGGCGAACCTGACCTTCAGCGCAACCGAGCAGCGCGAGCTCCGCGAAGCCGCCCGCGCCGAGTTCCCCGGCAACCCTGCTCTCGCCTACGTCCTCGAGAGCCTCGCCGCCGAAGGCATCCGCCTCGACGGCTGCCGCGACTGGGACGACATCCGTACCGAGCAGGGCCTGCCCGACCGTGAGGACGGTGCGCAGGGTGTCGCCTAAGCACCACCGCGGCGCCCGCCGGCCTCGGATCGTGTTCATCGAGCCCGCCGAAACCCAGGTCCGCACCCTCACCCTCGCGCAGACCACCCGCCTCGACGAAGCCCTCAACCTGATCGCGGCCGCGCCCACCGACGTGAAGCCACACGCGACCGCGTCCGCGCTCCGCGACTACCAGCACGACGGCATCCGGATCATCTTCTACGCCACCGCCCTCGGCAGCATCCTCATCGTCACCTACGTCGAAGCCGACTGACCCAGCTCGAGCCCGCCCTCGGGCAGGGGGATTGATTCGGCAGGTGTGGCGCACACTGGAAGGGCGTAACGATTTCTCCAAGCGCCTCCTGCTCCTGAGGAACCGCTGGCCGGCCCCGGCGACCATCACGGTCCCGGGGCCGAGCTGCGCCCGCATTCCGCCAGCCAGGGGCCAGGGGCGTCGGGTTTCCGGTTGCCGACATGGGCGGAGAAACTCTGTACATTGTTCGGAATTTCCGACACCAAGCCTTGATCAAGCCTGCCGCGAGGCGGCCTCAGTCCTTGTAGGACAGCGGCCCGAGAAGCTGGTGTGCTTGCTCGAGCGCCCGCATTAGGGCCTTGGCCTGCCCTTGGGCGTCAGACAGCCACATGTGGAGGCCTGCAAGCCTGTTAGGCAGGTCGTCTGCCCCCTTATCGCTTTGTAGGTGGTCGCCCTCGGCCAGATCAGTGACAAAGGAGTCGATCTGGCCGAGGGCCTGCGACAGCATCCTGGCGAGCGCGGACAGGTTGGCCACTGTCGTATAGGCGTCCCCGGGTACTCCCAGCCGAGGTTAGGGCGCGGCAGGGTGACGTGGTTCAGGGCCCGGACAGCCTCAGCGGCTTGATCCGAGAGGCTGGCGGGGGTCTTGTCGGCCACGGTGGTCACTCCTCCAGGCAGGTACTAACTTGCAGGTCAGTCTTCCAGCATGAGTGCGCGGTTTTGGCAGATCTGCTTCATCAGCTCCGCGACCTCCGCCTTGCACGGAACGCAGATGTCGCTGTGGATGACTCCCGGTTCTTGGTGCAGTTCCTCCGGCTTCTTGTAGTGGAAGCAGTGGCGGCACAGGTGAACAGCGGTGTCGGAAGGCTGGCTGAGGAAGCGGTATCCGGATCGCCGTTCTTTCCCGGACCGGGTCCTGCCGGACGAGTGCAGTTGGGTCAGGTTGATCGTCCGGGGCCGGTAGTTGGTGTAGATGCTGTTCGGGTCGGTGACCCCGCCTTTCCGGTGGTGCGGTTGATGCTGGAGATGTAGAGCCAGGTGCGCCGGCCGGGGGCGCAGGAGACGTAGGTCTGGTAGACGGAAACCGTGAAGTCGGACATGAAGCTCCTTCGTAGGCAGTACAACCGTAACCCTTAATCTGTTGCGTACGCAACAGGTAACCGGTAGTGTGGAAGCCTCCCTGAAGGACACCCCAACCCAAGCCCGGACAGGGGGATCGTCAGCGCCAAACCGCGCGACCCTAGAACCACCCCTTCCCAGGAGACGCCCCATGGCCGACCCCGACCCCACCCTCTACCGACAGCGCGCACTCGCCATCAACAGCGTCAGCAGCATCCTCAACGCCGCCGGCCACTGGGCCGAACCCGAAACCTGCAACGCCATCGTCACCGCCGTCCTCAACGCCCACGCCACCCCGCCAGCCAGCGAGCAGGACCCCGGCAACGACTCGACCGGCCTCCGCGACCAGATTCGTCGCGCGATCTGCGAGGCCGAAGGCTTCGACTGGGACCTGGACATGCTGGAGCCCGACGAGTACGGCGACCACGCCGACGCCGTCCTCCGCGTCCGTGACACCGAACTCCAGAAGCTCCACGCCGAACGCGACGAACTCCTCGCCGAACTCGCCGGCCGTGATGAAGAAGCCCGCGAACGCTGGATCCAGAACCAGCTCGACCAGACCGGCCTCATGGCCGTGGACTTCCGCAACGGCATGACCATGGAGATCGAGCCCGCCCGCGAACTCGTCGCCCACTGGATCGGCGCCGCCCGAGCCATACTCGGCGACGCCCCGAACTACACCGAGACCCCCATCGAGGATGGAGGTCAAGGTCGCCGAGTCGCCGGAACGGTTCGCCTTCGTTCTCCATCGCGTCGGCAAGCTCACCCCGCACCAGGCCCGCCAGCAGGCCGAGGCCGAGCGAGACGAGACGCAGGCCACCCTCGAAGCCGTACGCGCCGTGCTCGCGCACTGGGAGGGATCCGACATCAGCTACAGCAACTTCGCCACCCAGATCCGAGCCGCCCTTGGGCAGGAGGCGAAATGACGAAGGAGACCCGTACTCCACTCGCCGACCTGACCGCAGACCAGCTCGAGGCGCTCTACGAGCGGGCAGAGGACGCCGAAGCCGACGCTGCCGAGGCCCGCCAGGTCGCCCAGGAGTTCTACCGCTCGCTCAGCGAGCACCGCGCCATCCTCACCGAAGCGGCAACGCGCGGAGCCCGCGTCCACAACGCCCTCCTCTCCCTCCGCCACCGCGTCCGGCACCTCGACCGCGACTGGGCGCAGAACGCCGACGACGCAGCCATCTACGCCCTCCTCATCGGCTGGGACTGCGAACAACAGCACCAGCACACCGGCGACTGCCCGGCCGCCATGGACGGCATCGCCGAGAAACACCGATGGCACCCCGGAGTCGTCCAGGCCCTCCGCCGCCACCGCACCGCCCTCGCCAAAGCCGGACCCAACGGAGAGACCGACGCACAAGTCGCCCGCGACATGGGAGAGAGCTGACCCGTGACCAAGAAGCCCCCAACCCCCAAAGGCTGGAACGACTGGGACCGCATCCTCGTCGACACCAACCCGCGCAGCGACTTCGCCATCATCAACCGAATCGCTGGATTCGCTGCCACAAGCTGGGCCTGCAACAGCCCCGACGGCCCGCTCAAGAAGCCCATGCCACTCATGACCGTCGTTGACGGCGCCGTCCACGAAGCCCTCCTCCACCTCCTGGAGCTCGGCCTCATCGACATCGACGCCGACCGCTATCCCGTGAATCGGAAGAGGCAGGCCGGTGACGACGCCTGAGACCCACGCCCGCCTCACCACCCTCGAACGGCAACTCGCCGCCCCACCCCGCCACCACTCCAGGGCCAGACCGACATCACCACCGCATGGGTCTGCCCGCCCTACGAACAAGAAACCCTCTGGCCGACGTCCACCATCAGGAGCCCAACCTCATGCCCACGCCCGACATGACTCGCACCTGCGACTGCGGCCATCCGGATCCCGACAGCCCGATCGGCCACCGCCTCACCTGTCGAGTCTGGGACCGCCAGTTCGGACGAGACACCAGCAAGGACGAGCGATGACCACTCCAGCCGACGAGCTCAGGGCCGCCGCCAACGCGGTCCGCTTCGAGCCAGAATGGATCGAGCTCGGCCGCGACGAACTCTTCGGAGCCCTCGCCAAGTGGCTCGACGTTGCCGCCGAGTACGCCGAACGCTGGGCCCCACCAGCCAGACGAACAGCCCCTTCCGTGAGCAAGCGCTCGTGGTGGCCCGCGCCATCAACAGCTCTGCGACGAATTCCGCAACCTGACTCGGCTGCCCACTCCGCCCCGACTACCAGCAGGAGCCCCTATGGACACCGCCGACCAACAAGACCCGCACTCGGGACTCTTCCTGAGCGAGGACTTCCCCGACGCTCATGTCATCGACCCGGCGTCCTCTGCTACCAGCAAGCTCACCATCGGCTCCAGCGGACGGCCACTCGTCACCCTTGACCTCGAGACCGGCGAGATGACGTTCAGTCCCGACTACACCCCGGACGCGGCCGCCGAGATGTTCTGGGGCGCCGTCGACGCCATGGGCCTCGTGCCCATCCGGCAGGAGAACGCTGCGACAGCAGCTAAGAACCGCGCATGGGAACTGGTGGCGAAATGGCGGGCCGAGGCCACCGCCCGAGGCGAGGACCCCTACCGCGACCCGCACGCCCAGGCCCTCGCGGCCGCGCTCACCGAGAGCGCCACGACGGATTCCGCAACCTGAACCGCTTGCCCGTCCCACCCCGCCTACACACCCACCCCGGTCACTCGTTCGGAGTGAAAGCGCGTGCCCAAGGCGGTTTCCGGGGCAGGCGGACCGTGCCGCCCCAGCCGCCCCCCTCCCACGGGGCGGTCGGCACTCAGCAGGGAGGCCCACCGTGCCTCGGACCCAGCACCCCACCACCCGCGCCTGGGTTGGGAAGGCCCCGGACAGCAGGTAGGGGATGCTGTCCGGGGCCACCCGGGACGACCGCCAGCGCCGGGGATGAGCACCGCGGCCGGTCTCACACAGCCAGCGCCACGCACACCCCGCGAAGGGCAGCCGTCGGGCGCCGACCGTAGCTGATAGACCCTCAAAGCCCCGGCTCAAGCGAATCGGAACAACCACGTGCTGCGAAATCCGTGGTTTCCCAGCCACGGGTCGCGTCGCTGTTCCTATCCACCTGCCGGGGCCTCGACGAGGGCGCCAAGAGTCCTTCTGCTGCGATGTGACGGATTCACACCCGACATCGGGCAGGAAACCCCTGGTTTGTTGCAGTGTGGCAACCTTCCGCAGCTTCCCAGCAGGTCAGCGCCTCACCAACCACAGCTTGACGCTTCAACAGAGGGATATCCATAGGCGGTCTTTTACTGGTAGAACAGCCACTAATAAAAGCGAACGATGCGCACGCACACCCAACGGGAAGGCACGGAATCCGTGAACGCAGACAGGCAAGCCTTGAAAGCGCTCCTCGTCAAACGACGGGCCCTCGTACAGCCCGCCGAGCACGGATTCCCCGCCCCGCGGCAAGGGCCGCCGCGCCCCGGCCTGTCCCAGCAGCAAGTCGACGAACTCACCAACCGCCCCTGAACACCTACTACCGCCTCGAGTCCGGCCGCTTCACCAGCCTCCCCTCCAGCGACTACCTCCGCTCCATCGCCCAACTCTTCGGACTCAACGAGCAGGAATGGCAAGCCCTGCACCGCTACGCCGGCCTCGGCGACCCACCCGGCCCTCTACGACTCCTCCGGCCTCGAAGTCCCCGGCGTCTGGCAAGAAGCCGTCGACGGCTTCACCCACCCCGCCTACGTCACCGACGCCCGCTGGGACCTCCTCGCCCACAACGACCAGTTCGCCGAACTCTTCCCCGACCGCCAAGTGCCCACCAACACCATGCGCTGGATGCTCCTCGACGAAAACGCCCGACGCATGCTCTTGCAGTGGGACACCGTCTGGGCCCCCTCGTCCTCCCACAGCTCCGCGCCGCCCTCACCCAGCGCCCCGAGGACCCCGTCCTCAACGGCATCGTTCGCGACGTCACCAGCGACCCCGACCTCGCACCCATCTGGCATGCCGGCGGCGCCCACATCCACCCCGACGGCGACGAACGCCCCATAGACCACGCCCGCTACGGCCCCGGCCACGTCACCATGTGCGCCGCCCAGCCCCTCACCGCCCGCGGCGCCCGCCTCATCATCCTCATCTACCACCCCGGAACGGACAAAAGGCACACCCGACTGCCCATGCTCCGCGCCCACAACCAGGACACCGAGCCCTCCCCGGTGAACTGACTCGCAGGTCAGGGGACCGCGAGGCCCGGATCTGCCGTACGTTGTCCGGAACTCGCCCACCCCGACCAGCATGTGCCGGAGGCCCCGCGTGCCCCACATCCACCGCCCCCACACCGCCCTCCCCGCCCACAAGGTCACCACCGCCGAGATCATCGACGACATCCGCACCCACCACCCCGACCACCCCAAAGCCGCCGTCATCCCCGCATCCTCGGCAACCTCGGCGTCCAGACCCGCTACTTCACCCGCCCCTCACCGCCCCCACCGTCTCCGGCGCCGCCGACATCCAGGCCCGCTCCAACACCGCCTTCGCCGACGCCCTGGCCCTCGCGACCGACGCCGCCCGCCAAGCCCTCGCCACCGCAGGCCTTGCCCCCGGCCCGGACCCCGGCAGCTACGCCGACATCGACGCGATCATCACCACCCACTCCACCGGCTGGGCCGTCCCCAACCTCGACATCCACCTCATAGCACCCCTCGGGCTCAGGCCGACCGTCTCCCGCATCGCCCTCACCACCATGGCCTGCGCCGGCGGCACCCAAGCCCTCACCCGCGCCATCGACTACATCACCGCCCGCCCCGGCTCCAAGGTCCTCGTCGTTGCCGCCGAAGTCATCTCAAGCGTCTACAACCACCACGACACCTCCGTCGAAGCGATGATCTACAAGGCGCTCTTCGGGGACTCCGCCGCCGCAGTCATCGTCACCGACGAGCCCCCGCCGGCCCCACCTTCCGCGTGGACAACCCCGCCGACACCCTGGAGTACGTCCTCCCCGGCAGCCTCGACCGCTACAGCGGCCGCATCGGCGCCGACGGCTTCCACTTCGACTCCACCAAGGAAGCCCTCACCGCCGCCGACGACGTCCTGCCCACCGTCCTCGACTGGCTCGACGGCCAGCGCATCGACTGGGCCGCGATCCACCCCGGCAGCCCCGCATCATCACCGACACCGCCAAGGCCATCAGCCTCCACGAGACCGGCACCCGCCACTCCGTCGACACCCTCGCCCACGAAGGCAACCTCGGCGGCGTCTCCATCCTCCGCGTCCTCGAACGCACCCACGCCGATCCGCCCAGCCACGGCACCTACGGTCTCGCCATCGCTTACGGACCCGGCTTCAACACCGCCGCTCTTCGCGGCCGCTGGCTCTCCGCCTGACTTTCCCGCACCACCTGAACTGTCAGTGCCCTATGGAAGGCTGCCAGCACCCGTGACCAACCCGGTCGCCCCTTCCGGAAGGACACTCCATGTCCGAACTGCGCTGGCGTAACGCCGACGTCGCCCTGAACGACAAGCTCATCCCCAACCCCAACGCCGCCCACGACCTACTGAAGAGCCTGACGAACGTCCGCGTGGCCGTCGAAGGCGCCTTCCTCCACATCGACCCCCAGAACGGGGAGCCCGCTCATGTCGGCCAGACGGAGTGGGAGGTCTACATCGTCCCTGCCTCCTCCGTCGAGAAGATCCGCTACCGAGTCCCTGCCCTTGACCCCATCGCCCAGATCTTCTGACCATCAGCACCACTCCGGCCCGCCCGACATCCCTCGGGCGGGCCCATGTCGTTCACAGCCCGGGGGATCACCACGGCGTCCTGACCGTACGCTGATCACAAGGCGCGGGGCCTGACACGACAGGGGTGTGCCCCGTGGGCCTGTTCAGCGGCGTCAAGGACGTCATCGTCGACGCCTGGGGATGGGCGAACTACAAGCCCATCTACAGCGACACCCTTGGCATGCCCCACCGCCGGGCCTTCCCGAAGCCGCCGCCACCTGGGTTCCCGCCGATGACGAACGCCGCCTCGCGGCCTACAAGCCTCGCCGCCTACGTCGGCAACCAGGCCGCCGAGCTCACCGACCTCACCAGCGACACCGGCCCCACCGACCGCCGCGAGTACGGCGACCCGAGCATGTTCGTCGAGGCCGTCCTCGCCAACGTCCTCGGCCGCGAGCAGACCATCGTCGTCCCCGGCGCCGAACAGACCTCCGGCACCCCGGGTGAGGGCAACGACCAGGCGATGGCCGAACGGGTCCAGACTCTCCTGCGGGACTGGGCCGAGGACGAGCAGCTCGCCATGCGGATGCAGCAGGCCGAACGCAAGGCCGTCAGCCTCGGCGACGGGGTCTACCTCCTGGCCTGGGACCCCGCCAAGCAACGCGTCCGCCTCAAGACCTACGACCCCGGCTTCTATTTCCCCGTCCTCGGCGAAGACGGCGACAGCTCCGACTACCCCGAGCGCATCCACCTCGCCTGGGAACTCCCCGAAGACAAGAAACGGGGCCTGAAGGCCCGGCTGCGACGCATCACCTACGAGATCGACTGGATCCGTCCCGTCACCGCCTCCGGCGTCGACCGAGACGGCCGGCCCGTCCGCGCCCCCGTCATGAGCGACCCCACCGACGAGACCCCTGCCCAGCCCGTCCTCGGCCAGGGCGACCTCCCCACCCCACCGGCTTCATCGCCCGCCAGTACCCGTGGAACGACACCCCGTCCTACGCCACCTGCTACCTCACCGACGCCACCTGGGACCTCGGCGACCTCAAAGGCCCCACGACGTCGACGACCTCCCCATGGACAAGGCGCACTATGCCACCAGCCCCACCGGCGAAGTCCTCGACCACCTCGACCTCATGCTCGACTTCATCCCGGTCATCCACGTCCCCAACTCGGTCCCCGACGCCGAGGAACACTGGGGCACCTCATCCCTCGCCAAGGTCCTGCAGATCTTCGACGAGATCTCCGGGACCGACACCGACACCGCGAAGGCCTCCGCCACCACCGGATCGCCCCTCATCACCGTCTCCGGCCGGCCCGCCAGCGGCAAGCAGGGCCAGATGACCATTGCCCCCGGCAAGGCTCATCGAGGTCGGCGACGGCAGACGCATGGACGTCCTGGACACATCCCCATGCTTGCCGAACTCCGCAACCAGCGAGAAGCGCTCTCCGAACGCGCCGCGACCATCGCCCGCCTGCCCGCCGTCACCCTCGGCACCGTCAACCCCTCCGAGGTCCCCTCCGGCTACGCCCTGGAGATCTCCCTCGGCCCCTCGACTCCCTCGTCGGCGCCATGCGCCTGGCCCGCGCCCACAAGTACGCACTGCTCCTAAAGTTCGTGCAGCGCCTGTCCCTCGCAGGCCAGCACCCCGACTGGACCGGCGTCCGCCCCCAGCGCGCACAACTGGCCTTCGGCAGCTACACCCCCACCGACAAGGCTGCTGTCCTCGAGCAGGTCACCAAGGCATTCGAGGCCGGCGTCATGTCCCTGGAGACCGCCATCCGCACCCTCACCGAAGCCGGATGGGCCATGGAGACATCGACACCGAGATCAAGCTCATCCAGTCCCGCGCCTTCGAACAGGCCCGGCTCCTGGCCGACGCCACCAACTCCACCAAAGCCGTCGGCACCTACCTCGGCATCGACATCGAGACCGACCCCGCCCCGCCCACCCCCAGTTCCCGACCACGAACCTGACCGACGGAACCAACGACGACGACGAGGAAACCCCCGCACGAGGCGACAGGGGATCGAATCGTGAAACGTGTGCTTCCCTTGGATCAAGGCGCGGGGCCTGAAGACTCCTTGGGAGGTTGTGCCCTCATGCGTCGCCCCACGCAGCCCGCCATGCCCCAGTCGCGTGCCGCCTGGACCCACCCCTACCGCGGCATCGAAGCCCTCGCCGTCTTCTACAACGACGGCGGCACCCCGCCCGCCCCGGCGCCGGTACCCACCCCGCCGACCTCGCCGCCCGCGCCCAGGCCCAGGCCCAGCCCCCGGCCCCGCGTTCGTACCGACACCGCCGACCCCGCTCATCGACATCGAGACCGGGCTCGCGATGACCCAGGAACGCTTCACGAAGATCATGACCAGGAGAACGCCAAGGGCCGCAAGGCACTCCTGCGCGACCTCGCCGACGCATCCGGACTGCCCATCGACGTCGACAACTTCGACCCCAAGGCCTTCGGCGAGATGCTCAAGACCGCCGAGGAAACCCGCAAGGCCAAGCTCACCCAGGAACAGCAGGCCGCCGAAACCCTCGCCGAACGCGAGGGCCACCGCCGAACGCGAAGCCCAGCTCGAAGCCCGCGAACAGGCCGCTGCCGCCCGCGACCGCGAGACGAAGATCCGCGGCGCGCTCGCCCGCCTCGGCGCCTACGACGACGACCAGGACGACGCCTACGCCCTCCTGAAGGACAAGCTGCCGGCCGACGCCGACGACACGGCCATCACCGAAGCCGCCACCGCCCTCAAGACCCGCCGCGGAGATTTCTTCGGCACCACCCCGGCCCCGCAGGCCCTGCCGCCCGCCCCCGGCGGCGCCCCGCCGGCGGGCCCCGCCCGCACCCCCATCAGCGGCAAGGACGCCATCAACGAAGCCGCCCGCAAGCGCGCCGAAGAGATGGGCCTGCGCCGCCCCGAAGCCGCCTGACCAGCACCACCCGCACCACCCTGGGACCACGCCCTGACCCCACGTGGACGGCACCACGCAGGTGTCCTCTCACCAGCCGCGAACATCGCGAAAGGGGTTCGGCGTGGACATCCAGCCGTACACCACCACCGAGACGCTCGCCGTCGGCCGCCCGTGGCTGATGAGCATGCTCGGCATCGAGACCAACCAGTCCATCACCCTCGACCTCACCGCCTTCGACCAGAACCTCCACTGGGCCGAGGCCTCCAAGTACCAGCCCGAGCGGAAGCTGAAGTCCGGCATCCCCTCGGCAAGAACACCTCCACCGGCCTGTACGAGCCCTACGCGGCCGTCACCAACGAGGTCCAGTCCGTCACCGTCACCGGCTCCCCGACCGGCGGCACGTTCACCCTGACCTGGAACGGCCAGACCACCGCGGCCATCGCCTACAACGCCACCGCCGCCACCGTGCAGGCCGCGCTCGTCGCCCTGCCCAACATCAACCCCGGCGACGTCACCGTCACCGGCAACGCCGGCGGCCCCTACAGCGTCACCTTCGCCGGCCAGTACCTCGGCGACAACGTCGCCCAGATGACCGCCACCGCCTCCCTCACCGGCGGCTCCACCCCCGGCGTCACCGTCGCCACCACCACCGCCGGCGGCACCGCCACCGCCTCCGACGGCACCCAGCTCTTCGCCGGGTTCCTCTTCACCGAGGTGTCCTTCTACCCCGGCTCCGCCAAGGCCGCAGCCCCGCTGATGGTCCACGGCCAGATCGACGTCGCCAAGCTCCCGGTCGCCTTCGACCCCAAGGACATCCCCGCCGGCTCCAACACCCAGTTCATCTACAAGGTCTGAGAGGGGACCACCCATGCCGAACGACATGCTTGAGGTCCTCCTCCGGGACATCAACCCCACCGAGATCAACGCGTTCGTCCGCGCGATCCAGACCCCGGCCGACTACGAGCTCACCCAGTCCGTCATCCCCGAGCGCACCGTCAACTCGGTCAAGTGGCAGACCCGCTCCACCCGCCGCCGGGTCGCCGCCGCCTCCTACCGCGCCTGGGACGCCCAGACCAAGGTCGCCAGCCGCGAGATCACCAGCGTCGTCACCGAGGGCAAGCTCCTGCCCTGGGCCAGAAGTACATCGTCGGCGAGCTCGAGACCATCCTGCAGAACGTCTCCCGCGGCATGGACGGCAACGACCTCGTCCGCGCCATCTACGACGACGTCGCCGCCCACGTCCTGTCCATCCAGAACCGCATGGAACTCGCCGCCGGCGACCTCCTCACCGACGGCAAGTTCACCCTCACCAACGAAAACGGCATCACCCTCGAAGCCGACCACAAGGTCCCGGCCGCGAACATGCCGACCGCCTCCGTCGCCTGGACCAACCCCGCCGCCACCATGCTCGCCGACGAGATGGCCTGGATCGAGGTCCTGCGCGCCTCCGGCGCCCCATGCCCACCCGCGCCCTCACCTCGTACAAGACGATGGCGCTCGCCATGGGCAACGACTCCTACCGGGCCGCCTACTACAACTCGGTCAGCCCCTCCAACACCCCCACCGCCACCCTCGCCCCCGACCAGGTCAACGTCGTCCGCGGCCGCTACGGCCTCCCGCCGATCACCACCTACGACGTCCAGATCCCCTGGACGACGGCACCAACAAGCGGCCCCTGCCGGAGAACATGTTCTTCCTCCTGCCGCCCAACACCCGCCAGATGGCCGAGACCCAGTACGGTCTCACCGCCGAAGGCATCGTCCTGTCCTCCGGCGGCAACCCGTCCATCGAAGCCGAGGTCGCTCCCGGCATCATCGTCACCTCCGGCTACCAGGACGACCCGGTCCAGGTGTGGACGAAGTGCAACGCGGCCGCGATGCCGGTCATGTACACCCCGGACATCCACATCGCAGCGACGGTGTGGTGACCCATGGCCGCCCAACTGAAGAGCACCGTGTTCGTGAAGGACCCGGACACCAACCAAACCATCGAGCTCGCCCCGGGACACTCCCGGAGCCGCGCCTGGCAGCCCTGGTGACGAACCCGGCCGCCTGGGTCGACGGCAAGCTCCCGCGCCTGCGAACGAACAAGGCCGAGACCGAGAAGGACCCGGAAGACGACAACGCTTCCGGCGACGACCCGGACGACGCCTCTGGCAACGGATCGGACCCCGGCCCCGACGCCGCTGACCCCGGCGACGACCCGGACGACAAGCCCGCCCCGCGGGCCACGGCCAAGAAGACGACCAGCCGCCGCCAGTCGTCCTCCCAGTAACCGACCGCCCCGAGGGCACGGCGGTCACCGCGGCGTACGGGCCCAGCCCCTGGTGGGGCGCCACGGGCCGGGCCCGTACCCGCACCCCCTTCCCAGCACCCACACACCACCGGAGAGCCACATGGACGCCGCCGTACGCGCCTGGCTCACCTCGCACCTCGGCACCACCACCGACCAAGCCAACCTCGACCTCCGCTACGCACGCCTCCGCACCGCACGCGCCGTCGCCATCGAGATCCTCCGCGAGCGCCTCGCCGCCCTCATCAGCGACCAGCCCTCCACCCTCGCCGTCACCGGCGTCGTCTCCCTCCTACAGCGATAACATCAAGGCCCTCGAACGGCAGATCGCCCAGCTCGAGCGGCCAGCCCCTCGCGCCTGACGACCCCGCACCCGTCCCGCCCGACACCGGCATCCCCGACGGGTACGGCACCATCCAGCTCATCCCGCGGCCCCGCCGATGACCACCCCACCCAGCCGGCCACCGACCGCCCCACCACCACCGACGCCCTCGTCGCCGCGGCGATCCTCGAACTGGCCGCAGCCTGGGACACCCTCTACCAAGCGCAGCTCGCCACCATCCAGACCCTCCGCGCTCACCGGCGCCTCCCCGCCATCGACCGCACCCGCCAGATCCGCCTCACCCTCGACGACTTCCTCCAGCAGATCGCGGTCTTCGACCGGACTGCCCGTGTCGTCGTCGAGCGCTAGTCCATACAGGACCTGCCCTCATCTACCGGACCGGCGCCCACAGCGCCCTCCTGCGCGCGATCCGCGCTGCCGGCATCGATGCCCGCGCCTTCGACTGGACCGACCGCCACAGAGGCGCGATCACCACGCTGTCCGCGCAGTACTACAGCGACCTCATCGCCCGCATCGAGCAGACCGTCCGCCGCGCCCAAGCCTTCCTCCGCGCCGCCCGCGCCCAGGCCCGCACCAAGTCCGGCGTCCAGCGCCAGCCGCTCCTGACCGCTCACGGCCTCGACACCGTCGTCTACCGCGACCAGACCCGCCACCCTGCCGACTCCTGGGCCCGTGCCGCCCTCGGCGCCCAGGCCATCACCACCCGCAACACCGCGGCGCTGAGCTTCGGCCGGTACGACCTCGAAGCCGAGTGGTTCCAGTGCACAGACGGACGCGACTGCGGCTTTACCCAGCACGGCGACATCGACAAGGCCCACAACACCATCCGCTCCGCCGAAGACGCCGAGACCTACCCTGTCGCCCACTTCGGCTGCATCCGGACCTGGACCCCACGTCCCGACCTCAACGGCCGCACCGACATCGAACCCGGAGCCTTCGCATGAACCGCCCCCAGAAGTACCGCAAGAAGCCCGTCGAGATCGAAGCCATCCAGTTCACAGGCAGTAACGTCCAGGAGATCTGGGACGCCTTCGGCACTGCCGGGATCTACGGACCGACGGAGAAGAACCCGGACCACCTGATCCTCACCACCGTCCACGGGGACGAAGCACCCGCTCGCGCCGGTGACTGGGTCATTCGGACGGGAAGCCCGGCACCTTTACCCCTGCAAGCCGGGCATCTTCGCCAACACCTACAACCCGGTTGAAGCACGCAACGAGCAGAAGCCCCGTCCTGCCATGTCAAAGGAAGCCACCGAGGTTGCGGCACGCGCGCTCCACGAAGGCACACTGCTCGCCTTCCTTCAGATACAGAACGGCAACACCGACGGCTACCCGAGCTGGGAGGACTCCACCGAAGGGGCCCGCCAGGCCACCATCGCCAAGGTCCGTAAGGCTCTCGAGTCGCCCACCTTCGACGACTACTACGCCTGGCTCACGCTGCCCGAGCGTCTCCTAGGCGCTAGCTTCGATCCTCCCGCTGCCGATGCTGACACCGAGCGCACGCGCGGCCATCGCGCTGAGTACTACCTGATCCAGCACCTGCTTCGAGTCGAGGACGCGGCTCTCCCCTGGGAGGCAACGAATGAGCAACCACGTCAGCCTGGGCGAGTACCAGATCCTGCCGGAGGAAACCCCGAGGCCTGCCCTGGTGCCGAACCCTGTCGATCAGTTCGTCACGACCGTCGTCAGTGGAGACGAGCCCCTCAGCGAGGAACAGCGGATCCGGGTGCGCGACTGGTTGCTGGACAACGGCGTCGACACCATGCAGGTGTCTATCCGGCGCCCAATCACTGTTGAAGGACGCATCTACCAGGGAGAAAAGCAAGATCAGGTCATCTGCTTCAGCGAGTTCCGCCGTAATGAAGCAGGCCGTCGGTACGTTGACCCCTGCAGCAAGAACGAGGCCATGGTGATCCAGCGCACCGTTCCTCTGAGGGTCGAACTGGGCCCTGACCCCCAGGACACAGCATGAGCACCCCTGCCGAGCCGACCGTGCACAGCGTCCGGATCGATGCCCAGCCCGGGCACGCCAAGATCTGCCTCGACAACGCCCCGCTGCCTGAGGAGCAGATCACCGGCTACGTCCTCGAGCACAGCATCACCAACGCGCTCCCCACTCTCCTGCTCCACACCCGGCAGCCCGGACACGTGCAGTGGCAGGGCCTCGCCCGCGTTGCCGTCGTCGAACAGGTCGACCCGGGCCCGCTCATCACCGATTTCCTGCGCGCCATCAACCCTGCCGCGCTCGACCAGGCCGCCCTGGACCGCGACGACCTCGACGGCTCCCCGAACGAGCTCACGAAGGCGATGCTGGCGCAGCTCATCGACTGGGCTGAGGGCCGCACATGACCATCCCCGGCCCCGGTCTCGACAACGCCCTCGCCGGTGCCGTCCGCTGGATCGAGGGGAATCTCCTCGTCGACACCATCCGCGTCGCCCTCCCCGGCACCGGCGAGCCCGTCTTCAACCCGGACACCGGGCAGGTCGAGTACCCGAGCGACACCGTCCTCTACGCCGGCCCGGGCGCCGTCCTGCCCGCGACCGCGCAGGGTGACCTCGTCGCCATAGCCGACACCAACCTGCCCTGGCGCCCCGAAACGAAGTCCCGATACCGGCTCCTCACACCCCTCGACGCACCCGACCTGCCCAAGGACGCGCAGGTCACCGTCATCGCCGTCCACAACCCGACCCGCACCGGGCTGATCGGCCGGTCCTGGACATGCACCGACGTCACCGCCGCCTCCACCGTCCAAGCCGTCAAATCGACGCCGCTTGATCAGAACCGGGCCGGGAGCACGCCGTGACCACCGTGACCGCCGATGAACTCGCCGCCCGCCTGGAACGCGCCGCCGACCAGCTGCCGCACGCCATCTACAAGGGCGTCGCCCACACAGGCATGGTCGGCGTCGCCCGCATCCGAGGCAATGCCTCTGGCCGACCCGGACCGAACGTCATCACCGGCGACTACCGCGGCTCCTGGAAGCCCGTCCCTCACCGCATCCCCTACGGCGCCATGTGCACCCTTGGCACCGACCGGCCCCAGGGCCGGCGTCTGAGTTCGGGTTCGTAGGGACCGACAGCCTTGGGCGCAGCTATAACCAACCACCATTTGCCCACGTCGGACCGGCGATCGACTTCATCAGCGGCACCCTCCACGCCCAGATGCGCCTCGCCGTCGCGGAGGCCCTCTCATGATCGAACGCCGCCTCGTCACCAACGCCACCCTGACCATGCTCACCACGGCCACCGGCCTCCCGGTCGGCCGCGGCCGCGCCCCTACGACCACCAGCCGGCACTACTACGTCCTCTACGCCCTCGACGGCGCCGTATCCGGCCCGCCACTCGCCGACGAGAACGAAGACCTCGCCGTCACCTTCCAGATCACGTCCGTGTCCCTCCCCGACCCGGCCAAGCCCGGCAGCGCCGGCAGCGCCGAGCAGGTCGAGTGGATGGCCGACAAGGCCCGCGCCGCCTTCCTCGCCCGCAACCCCGCCAACGGCACCTGGGCATGGCCCATCAATGTGGACGGCGCCACCGTGGTGTCCCGGGCACTCGACACCGAACCAGGGGAACGAATGATCCAGGCGATGCCATCATGAGTTACGTACAGCGCTTCAAGGTCACCTTGACGCCGGCCTGACCCATTCAGGCACTGCACCACACCGCACCGCGGCGGGACCCCACGCGGACGCCACCACGCAGGTGGCCGCCAACCACAGCCACGCTGCAAGGGGTCCCCGAATGCCCAGGTTTTCTCGTCGCGGCCGCACGAAGATCCTCTTCGCGCCGACGATCGCGTCCACCGCCTACATCCCCACCCGCGCCGAGCTCAGCAGCGCCACCAAGCTGACCAAGGCCATCGCCGCCGTCGACGGGTTCACGCTCGAGAATCAGACCATCGACACCCCGGACCTCGAGAGCACGTTCACCTCGAAGATCCAGGGCGAGGACCAGGCGAGCGACTCAACGCTGACGTTCTACGAGGACGACACCGACAGCGTCCTCGAGGCCGCGCTCGCCAAGGGCACCTCCGGCTACATCATCATCCTCCGCAAGGGCGACGTACCCGGCTCCAACTCGATGGACGTCTACCCCGTCACCGTCGCCTCCAAGTCGTCGACGATCACCGTCGACAACGAGTCCGCGAAGTGGATGGCGAAGTTTGTCATCACCGACACCCCGGCGCTCGACGTCGCGGTCCCGGTGGCCGGCGCCGACGAGGTCCAGACCGTCACCATCACCGGCGGCCCCACCGGCGGCACCTTCACGCTGACCTTCTCCGGCCAGACCACCAGCGGCATCGCCTACAACGCCGCCGCGTCCGCCGTGCAGTCCGCCCTGGAAGCGCTGTCCAACATCAACCCGGGCGACGTCGTCTGCGCCGGCGGCGCACTGCCGACCACCCCGGTCACCGTGACTTTCGGCGGCCAGTACGACGGCACCAACGTCGTACAGATGACCGCGACCTCCTCCCTCACCGGCGGCACCAGCCCGGCCGTCGCGGTCACCACCACCACGCCCGGCGGCTGATCCACCACCCCGCCACCCCCGCGGCACCGATCCACCAGCTACCCGCACACATGTAGCCGGATCCGCCGTATCACCCTCGGCCCCGGCCGGCCCCGACGCGTTCGGGAAGGGGCGCCTTGGCGCCCGGCCGAGCCCTTCCCCTGACGGAGAACCCACATGCCCACCAAGACCACCCCGCCGCAGATGACCGCCCGCGAGCGACTCCTCGCCCGCCAGCGCCCCACGCTGAAGATGACGATCTGCGACGACCTCCAGGTCAAGACCGATCTCGACATCGCACGGTTCGAACTGCGTAAGGCCAAGTCAGCCGCCACTGACGACCCGAAGAACCCCAATCTGACCGCGGCGGTGGCCGCAGCCGAGCAGAACGTGCAGATAGCGCAGGAGGCATTCGATGCCGCCGCGATCATCCTGCGCTTCGAGGCCTTGCCTCGTCCGGCGTTCGAGGAACTGAAGAAGAAGCACCCGCCGACCGAAGCCCAGGCCGAGGAAGGCACCGCCCTGAACTTCGAAACCCTCGCCCCCGAACTGATTGCCGCCGCGTCCTCGACGGCCTCACTGTCGACGACGCCCGCACGTTCCTCGACACCTGGGGCGAGGGTGAATCGATCACCCTGTTCGACACCGCCTGGAACGTACAGCAGTCCGTCCGCGCGGACGTGGGAAAAGACTGATCGCGGATGAACGGTTCCGTGCCGAGCTCGAGCTGTGCGACCGCTGGGGCATCCCCACAGCCTCTTCCGAGGCGCAGGGGACGGTCGCTGGACAGAACGCGACCGGGAAAAAGCCCTGGCCTACAGGGAGTACCAGCGCACTGTCTGCCCCGGCTGCGGCACCCGCCACGAGGACTGGGACCACGGCGGCTCCGACGACGCCGAGGACGCCTACGAGGTCACCGTCCAGCGCTGTATCGGCTGCCAGGTCATCGGCGAGAAACAGGACGAACTCCAGAAGATGGGGCCGACCTGCACGGCAAGAAGATCGCGCTCATTCCTGCCGCCGTGCACGCGGCGCTCGAGATCGAACGCGACCTGGAAGGAAGAACAGTGGGCGGCCCGCCGGGAAGCCCGCAGCACGGAGTAGACGAGAGGAAGGTGCGGGCCGGTGGCGAACTGGAACCTGTCGGTCGACCTGCGCGCTACGGGCACGAGTCTGGCCCGGGAGCTGCGCCAGTCGGCCACCCACGCCCGCACCCTCGGCACCGAGACCCGGCAGGCCCGCACCCACGTCGTCGGTCTCGGCCGCGACGCGAACGCCGCTGCCCGGCACGTGCGCAGCTTCGGCAACGCCGCCCGCACCGCAGCCCGCGATGTCGCCCGCCTCGGCAACGACGCACAGCGCGCCGGTGTCCGTCTCGGCCGGTACGGCGACGCCGCCCGCAACTCCAACCGGCACCTCAACGCCCTCGGTTCGAACTCCCGCTCCGCCGGCCGGGACCTGGCCCGCATGTCCGGGCAGATCGACTCCGCCGTCCGCGACCTCAACCGGCTCGCAGCCGCAGCCCAGCGCGCCGCACAGCAGACCGACCGAGTCGGCGCCCGCGGCGCGGCCTCCATGCGCCGCTACGCCAACGAGACCGGCCGGCTCCGCGACCACCTCAAGAGCACGGCTGCGCTGCTGTCCGGCGGCGCGCTCGTCATGGGCGGCGCCGAGCTGATCAAGCACGGCAACGAATACCAGCAGGCCATGAACACGTTCGGTGCCGTGACCTCCGGCACCGCGATGCAGATGCAGCGCGCGGCCGCGACCGCTGCCCAGCTCGGCAACGACCTGTCCTCCCGGGCGCCACTGCCACTGACGCCGCCGAATCCATGGTCGAACTCGCGAAGGCCGGCTTCCGCACCGACCAGGCCATCAACGCAACCCGCGCGTCCCTCACCCTGGCCTCCGCCGCCCAGGTCAACGCCGCCGACAGCGCGAAGTACCTCGGCGACATGATGGACCAATTCGGCATGGGTGCCGACAAGGCAGGCGTTGCCGCCGACACCCTGGCCGCCACCGCGAACGCGGCCTCCGGCGACATCATCGACATCTACTACTCCATGAAGTACGCCGGGCCGGTCGCCCACGGCCTCGGCGTCTCCATGCAGGAAGCCGCCACCGGCGTCGGCATGCTCGGCAAGGCCGGCATCCTCGGCCAGACCGCAGGAACCACCCTCCGAGGCATCTTCACCAACCTCGCCAAGCCCACCAAGCTCATGCGCGAGGGCCTGGCCGGCCTCGGCATCGAGGCATGGACGACCCAGGGCAAGTTCAAGGGTCTCCGGTACATCGTGGAGAAGCTCGGCGAAGCCGAACACCACTGTCTCAGAAGGACTTCACGGCTGCCGTCGCGAAAGCTTTCGGCAAGCCCGCCATGAGCGGGGCCATTGCCCTCGCGCACCAGGGCACCGACTCCTACGACGCCCTCATCCAGGCCGTCTCCCGCACCGGTGCCGCCTCCGACATCGCCGCCGCCAAGGGCAAGGGCCTCGCCGGCGCCATGCTCCAGCTCAAGACGCAGGCGACGCAGACCGGCCTGTCCATCTACAACGGCGCCGCCCCGGCATCGAGTACTTCACCCGCGCCATCACCTCCGGTCTCGCCGACGCCACCCCGAAGATCGAAGTTCTTCAAGTACGGCAACGACTTCGCCACCCTCTTCGGCCCTGGCATCGCCGCTGACCTGCGGGAACGCTTCGGCGGCATCGGTGACTCCGTCAAGGACATGCTCGCCCCGTTCAAGGGCGGAGCCACGGACACGGCCGCCGCCGCACTCCACGTGCTGATGACCGCCGGCAAGGCAGTCCTGACCGTCCTCGAAAACCTTGCCGCAGGCGTCGAACCCATCGTCACCGCCCTGGGTGATGTCGCCAGCGGCAGCGGCGGCGCATCAGCCGCCCTCGACACCGCCATCTACGTCTTCGACCACGCCGTCTCTGTCATCGAAGCCCTCTCCGGAGTCCTCAGCCCCATCGGCCACATGATCGGCGGCCTGGTCTCCGCGTTCGGCGCCCTCCCCGGGCCCGTCCAGTCCGCCGTGCTCGCCATGCTCCTGATGCGCCGCGTCGGCCCCATGGCCTCCAACCTGGCCGGCCAGGTCAGCGGACGCCTCACCGGCGCCTACCGCACCCTGAATCAAGAGATGGCGCTCCAGCGCTCCCTGGCCGCCGCTTCCGGTGCCTCCCTCGGCCGGTACGGTGCCGCGTTCGCCGTCCTCCAGGCCCGTGTCGGCTTCCTCGGGCAGATGACGTCCAGCTTCCGTACCGCCTCAGCCCAGGCCACCGGCTTCGCCGGATCTCTCCGAGGCGTCGCCGCCGCCGCTGGTACTGGCCTGGCACGTTCTATGAGCGGCCTCATGGGCGTCCTCGGCGGAGGCTGGGGTCTTGCACTGACCGCAGCCACCGTCGGCCTGGGCATGCTCGCCTCCCGCCAGCAGAAAGCCGCAGCCGCCGCCCGCGAGCACGAGACTCAGATCGCGAACCTGTCCGCCGCGCTGCGTGAGTCCAACGGGATCGTCGACGACAACGTCCGGCAGCTCGCCATGCAAGACCTGATGAGCACGAAGATCAAGACCACGCTGGACGGACAGCAGCGCCTGGTCGACGTCGCCAAGCAGGCCAAGATCCCCATGTCGGAGCTCGTCGACGCCTACACCAACCAGGGATCCTCCCTCAAAGACCTCAAGGGGAAGCTGGACGCGGCCGCCAAGTCCCAGAAGGTCCTGATCACCGACTCCGAGACCGGCATCGAAGCAGAGGGCCTCACCGTCGCGGGCCGCGCCGCCGACGACCTTCGCGCCGGCATCACCGGCCTGTCCGACCGGTTCAAGGCAGCCCAGACGGATGCCGAGCTCTTCTCACAGGGTGTGGCAAAGGCCGGTAAGAACACGACCGCCTACGACCTCCTCAAGCGGTCCGTCGGGCAGCTCGCGGACAAGACGGCCGACGCCGACACCGTACCCGCGCCCTGCGCGAGGCCCTCGACCTCCTCTCCGGCGGATCGGTCTCCCTCCAGGCCGCACAGGCCCGCGTCAACGAAGCCGTCTTGCGGGCGACTGAGTCGATGTCTACAGGCATCGACAAGGCCGAGGCTACGGCGAGGAGCTCATCGGCCTGAACGGAGCCATCAGCACCACCACCCGAAACGGCCAACAGCTCTTCGATACCTTCAACACCATTGCCGACGCCAGCGCCTCTGCCGCGGTCGCCGCCTACGACTTCGCCATCTCCCAGAACCAGGGCGTCCCGGCCGCCATCCAGGCGGCGCAGCGGGAGATGCAGAAGGGCCGGGACGCCGCCCTGAAGGTCGCCGACGGCTACAACATCGGGTCCAAGGCCGCAGCCACATGGCCGACTCCATGGGCCTGATCCCCGGCCAGGTTTCCATCCTCCTGCAGACCAAGGGCGTCGACACCGCTCTGGCGGAGATCCAGGCCGTTCAGGCCGAGTACGCCTCCACCCGAACCAGATGACCGTCAAGGTCGACGTCCTGGGCGAGGAAGCACAGCGCGAGCTGAAAGCGATCGGCTACGAGATCGAGCTGATCCCCGGCACCCGCGAATACAAGATCACCGCCCCGACCGCAGGTGCACGCCGCGAGCTCGACCTCCTCGCCCAGAAGCTTGCCAGCACCAACGGCAAGACCATCAACATGGACGCCGCCACCGCAGGTGCAGTCGCCGACCTGGAGGCCCTCAAGGCGAAGGTCGCGAACACCAAGGGCAAGACGATCACCATGAACGTCCCCACCGCCGAGGGGCGACGCCAGCTCGAGGCCCTCGGCTTCAAGATCCAGAGCGTCAAGGGCAAGACCGTCACCGTCAGCGTCCCCACCGGTGGCCAGAGAGCAGCCGTCAACTCCCTCGGCGCCGCCATCAACGCCTTGCGCGACCGGGCCATCACCATCACCACCAGCTACGTCATCAAGGGCAACCCCAACGGCCCGGCAGCCGGCACCTACTACGGCTCCACCGCAGGCCGCAGCGCCGACGGCAACCTCTACAACCCTCGTATACGGGCCTTCGCCGGCGGCGGCGTCGAGCAGCACACCGCCCAGATCTCCCGCCCGATGCCGACCTACCGGATCTGGGCCGAGCCCGAGACCGGCGGCGAGGCCTACATCCCTCGCCCCGTCCAAGCGGCCCCGCTCCCGCGCGATCGCCGAGGAGACCATCCGCCGTCTGGGCGGCGACCCGGACACGATCGCCTGGTACGCCGACGGCGGCATCCAGGCCTTCGCCGGCGGCGGCTTCTCCTACGCCCCACCGGCCTGCGCAGCACCGTCAGCGACGTGCAGTCCCGCTACGACGAGGCCCACCAGCCCATCACCCGCGAGGACTACAACGCCAAGCTGAGGGCCCGCGCGAACGCGGTCGACCGGCTCCGTGAAGCGGAGGCGAAGCTCCGCGCTGCGCCGCCGCAAGCACACCGGCGCGCAGGAAGGCTCCGCCGAGCGGAAGGTCGCCGCCGCCCGCCGGTCCCTCGCCACCGCGACCGAAGCCGCCTACCTCGCGCAGGCCCGCTACAACAAGACCTTCTCCCTGGCCGACTGGGCCCGGACGCTGCGGGGCACGGTCGCGGCAAACAACGCCTGGGAGACCAACCTGCGCCGCATCGCCAGCCGGGGCGGTACAGACGTCATCGGCATCCTCCGCGACATGGGCGAAGAGGGCGCGCAGATGGTCGCCGCCCTCGCCAAGGCCAGCAACCGGCAGTTCAACGAGATCGTCGCGAACCTTCGGCGCCTCGGCCCACTCGCCAAAGCCAGCCTCGCCGACCTCACCGCCCAGCTCAACACCGCCAACAGAGGAAACGCCGCGTTCCAGCAGAACCTGGCGACCTTGTCCGCGCGGGGCTACGGAGACCTGGCGTCGATGCTCGCCGGACAGGGCGACGACGCCGCGATGAAGCTGGCCGCAGAAGCGGTCCGTGACAAGCGGCGGGCCGCGGCCGCGAACGCCTCGGCGAAGACCAGTAACCGGCAGCTCTCCCAGGACGAGCTGGCCACCCTCATCCAGGTCATCGCCGCGGTAAGGACGGCCAAGACAGGTCTACACGACGTCGCCGCGGCCACCGGCCTGGGCGAGGACGAGATCATCACCATCTCCAACAAGGCCTCCGGGCAGATCAAGAAGAGCCTCGGATCCCGGGCGACGAAGTTCCTCGCCGACCTCGCCCGCGCCAACCGCGGCCTGTCGTACGCCGACGGCGGCATCCGCGAAGGCATCTACTCCACCCGCGGCGGCGCCGTGACTTTCGCTGAGCCGTCCACCGGCGGCGAGGCCTACATCCCTCGGCGGCAACAAGCGCTCCAGCGCCCTGCCGGTCCTGCACGAAGCCGCACGCCGCATGGGCGTCGGCGTCACCGACCTCGCCTCCCGGCAAGTCATCGTCGTCCGCGAGTCCGGCGACACCTTCCATGTTCGATCACGGCCGTCCGGCCCGGCGCCACCGCAGCGGAGATCGCCTCCGAGTTCCAGCGCCAGACCCGCCGCGCCCGCAGAGGGGAGTGGCAACCCGTGGCTGACCCGATCCTCACCGAAGGCCAGCTCGACCTGGCCGGCACCGTCATCGGCAAGGGCACCCTGGTACAGATCCGGGAGATCACCGGCATCGGCCGGCCCCGGTCCGCGACAACGACGCCGACCAGCCATCCCTCGACGGATCCTGGCCCGGCCCGGACTACTACGCGGCCCGGCCCCTGCAGATCGACGCCGCGATC